ACAATAAGATTGTACCTAGTAATTTGGTAAATGCTTCTATTGAGGTCACCAAATTAAAATCAGGTAATAACCTTACAGAATCCTTGGAATTGTCAGGGAATAGCCTTAAATTTATACAAGAAATTGAGAGCTATTTCAAGAAGTCTAAGAAGAAAACATCTAAAAACCTTATGGGGGATGAGTTTCTAGACAACATTAAAACTTACAATGAATGTTTCCCGGCAAGTAAGTTGCCAAGTGGTGTTTATGCTAGAGTTAATGTAAAGAGTCTAGAAAATGCATTCAGATGGTTCTTTGAAACATTTGACTATTCTTGGGAAACAGTTGTTCAAGCTACTGAGAAATATGTAGAGGAGTATTCTATTAATAGGTACAACTACATGCGTAACTCACAGTACTTTATTAGAAAACAGAGTACAGATAAGACCTGGGATTCTACTCTAGCAACTTACTGTGATATGATTTCACAAGATGATTATGAAGCACCTGTATTTTTTAAAGAAAAGATTGTATGATTAGATTTAAATTATTTCTTATTGCAGCTATAGGTACTTTAGCATCCTGGCTGTTAGTTAAGACTGTTCTTGTAGATATGAATATCTTGCAGTTCTTGGCAATTGAGTTTATAGTAGGCTTTTCACATTATATCTATAATGATATGAAGCTTAGATTTACAGAATAAATCCTTTATTATGGCGGAATTATATAACGGTGCCCGGGCTCTGAAGCCTGTGAGTGAGAGAGACGCTCTTAGAAAAGCCCTTCTTAAGATGAAGGCTAGAAGATCTGGTGAGCTAAAATCACTCAAAAGCTCATGGCCCAAATTTAATGATGCCTTCTGTGATGGATTGGAATGGAGAACTATCACCGTAGTTGGTGCTAGACCGGGAACAGGTAAGACTCTATTTATGGAACAATTAATCTCTGATATTATTGAAGAGAATAAAGACCATAAGTTTAGAGTACTTAAGTTCCAGTTTGAAATGCTTGATGAAACCAATGGTATCAGAAAGCTGAGTCTGAATACTGCTTCTGATTACAATACATTAATGAGCAAGGGGGAACCCGTGGATAAGGATCTATACTTAAGATGTGTACAGTACTATGAGGAAACTGAGAAGACTGATGTCATAGATGTAGTATATGATCCGTGTACCGTTGATGAGATGTGTGCTACTATACATTATTATATGGAAGCTCACAAAGATGAACAGGGTAACTACACAAATGCTCTGGTTACTATTGACCACTCAGCGCTACTTAAAGTAGGAAAAGGTCAGAGAGATAAGTTTGAAGTATTATATGCTCTAGGGGAAGCTCTAACATATATGAAGAAGCATTATCCTGTGGCATTTCTTGTCTTGAGTCAGCTGAATAGGAATATAGATAATCCAGACAGATCCAAAGATGGTGACTATGGGAATTATGTATTAGATTCTGATTTATTTGGAGCAGATGCTCTATTACAACATGCTGATGTAGTACTTGGTATTAATAAACCAGCTATCAGAAAGATTAGATTCTATGGTCCTGAAAGATTTATAGTGAATGATGAAGATCTTCTTGCATTTCACTTCTTAAAATCTAGGAATGGAACAACTAGGTTAAGCTTCTTTAAGCTAGATAGAGAGAACATGAGGATAGTTGAAATAGAAACACCTCCACAAGCAACAAAACTTAAATTATAATTATGAGTAGAAAAGAAAAAGAAAAAGAGTTCTTTACTTATCACACGGATAAGTTTAGAAAAGCTCAAATAGCTGATCCTTTCTTTGTCCTAAAGACTGCCTTCTTTCAGAAAGGTAAGTATGGCAGGCAAGTACAGCTATTTGAAGGTGAACTAAAAAGAAATGAAGACATCTTCATTGAGTTCATTGATGTTAATAGAGATATTAATGGGAAAGAAATAGGTATTGAATCAGCATTTGAAGACAGACCTTTATTCAAGTACAAATCTAATCCTTACTTTGCTGAAGAGTATGATGTAAAAGAAGGTACTAACTCTAATGGTGATAACTATTTTGCTTATACAATTCCATTGTCTGAGTTAATGGTTATTATGCCGGATGGTTCTGAGATTACTTACAATCTTTATGAGAAAAGAAAAGCTGAAGCTCCTAAAGAGCAAGTAAGTTTATCTGTATTTCCAGATTTTGAAAATGAATTTATTCCTAAGCTCAAAGAAACTAAGGAAGAATTATCTCTTGATGAATCTGCATCTGATATTCTTTTAAGAATTGCAACAGACTTTCAGAAACTAGCACAAAAACTTAAGTAATGAGTATAGTACTTCCAACTAAAAAAGTTGCGGCAGAAAGAGTTAATCCTAAAAGATTAATTATCTATTCTAAGCCAAAGACTGGAAAGACCACAGCATTTGCTGGTCTTGAGAATAATTTATTGATTGATTTAGAAAATGGTGCTGATTATGTAGAAGCTCTCAAAGTAAAGATTACTTCTTTGCAAGAGTTGCTTGAAACAGGAAAGGCAATCAAAGAAGCGGGTAAACCATATAAGTATGTTACAATAGATACTGTAACTGCATTAGAAGATATGGTTATGCCGTTGGCTATCAAACTGTACCGTGCTACTAGTATGGGTAAAAACTATGATGGAGATAATGTCTTGTCCTTACCTAACGGTGCAGGATATCTATATTTAAGACAAGCTTTCTTTCAAGTTTTAGATTTTATTGATACATTAGCACCCCATATTATTTTATCTGGTCACATTAAAGACAAACAGGTAGATGATAAGGGTGAGATGGTTCTTGCTGCAAATATTGATTTGACAGGTAAGATTAAGTCTCTAATCTGTGCTAACGCAGATGCAATTGGCTACATGTATAGAAAAGGAAATAAAACTATTTTATCATTTAAAACAAGTGAAGAAGTAACTTGCGGTGCAAGACCTGACCACTTACGTAATGAAGAAATAGTAGTAACAGAAATGACTGAGTCAGGTGAATTACAATTTCACTGGGACAAAGTTTTTATTTAATAATTTAATTTTAAGAAAAATGGCATTAAGCACAACTGATTTGGGTAAAGAAGGCACAGGCCTACCAAAAACAATTTCACCAGGTAACCATGTATTGAAGATTAACAATATTGAGCTTGAGGATTTCAAGTTTATTGATGGTGCATATCATCTGATGTTACATACAGAAACTGCACCTATTGATGGTTTTGAAGGTTTCATGATTGATAAAGATGATGAAAGTAAAGGACGTTACAGAGGTCAGATTGGTAGAGTTAAAGCAAGTCAATATGCATTTGCAGATGGTGAGACTAAATCTGGTATTAAAATTCAGAGAGATAGATCTATCTTGATCTTCTTAAGAACTTTGGCTCATACTCTTCAGATTGATGATTGGTTCCTTCAACAAGACGGTAAGCATGAAACAATCCAAGATTTTGTTAAAGCATTCAACAAGACTGCAGACTTTAGAGAAAAGTATCTTGAGTTCTGTGTAGCTGGTAAAGAATACGAAGGCAAAACTGGTTATACTAATTATGACATGTGGCTTCCAAAAGCTGAAGGCAAGAAATATGCCTATGGTGAAGAAGATGGTGGTTCTGTAATCAGATATGATGAAGCAAAACATCTTAAAAAATTAGAAGTTAAAGAAGTTAAATCTTTCGGGGATGATGATGATGTGTTTACAAAACCTAAGACATCATCTGACTTTAGTTTAGATTAATACTTACTCTCTTTAAAGGGGGAGTTTAGTATTAATTATTGTCTAACCAAGATTTTAAACTAAATCAGGCGCTCCCCCTTTATATTTTATTGGTTATGATTTCAACAAGGAATTTAATATCTGATTTGGAAGAAGTACCCAGAGAATGGGTATTTGAGTATTATTTGAACTTAAAAGAAAGACTTACAGGACAAAATATTAAGATGCTATCTGCATTTAATATTAAAGATAAAGTGCCTAGCATGTTTGTCTATCAAGATGATGGTAAGTATAAGTTCAAGGATTTTTCTTCAGGATTTCAAGGTGACCAAATAGAACTTGTTAAGTGTTTATTTAATTATGATGCCAGATTTAAGGCAGTTAATAGAATAATGACCGATTATCAGGAGTATTTAAAACATAATGCACCTGCAGAAAGAGGTCCTATACAGTTCTATGATAAGTTCAAGGTTGTAGACTTTGAAATGAGACACTGGAATACACTAGACCAAAAGTACTGGACACAATTTAAAATTAGTTCTAGTATCTTAAGTCAGTATAATGTAGTTCCACTAGAGTTCTTTACAATGTCTAAGACTGAACCAGATGGTTCTATCACAAGCTATAAGTTTTCTAGACCCTATGTTTATGGTTATTTCCGTAATGATGGTGAGCTCTATAAAATTTATATGCCAAGGGTTCCTGAGAAAAAGTTTATTAAGATCCAGAACTATACTCAAGGTATGGATCAACTACAGTATGATTGTAAGTATTTGCTGATTGTATCATCTCTTAAAGATCTTATGAGTTTTAAGAAGCTTGGTATTGGTAATATAGAATGTATTGCTCCGGACAGTGAGAATACAATGATTGGAGAATCTATTATAGGTAAGCTTCAAGAGAAATATTCTAAGATAATTGTACTGTTTGATAATGATGAGCCCGGTATTAAGGCTGCTCAGAGATATACAGATAAGTACAGTATTAAAGCTATTAATCTTGAGATGTCTAAGGATCTATCAGATTCTGTTAAAGACCATGGTATAGAGATAGTTAGAGACAAATTATTATCTTTACTAAAACAAGCAGTATGAGTTGGTTATACAAAGGAGAAGTATTTAATGACAGCAAGATTCCAGAAGGAGCCATTGGGTTTATATATGAAATGGAAACTATCATAGATGGTAAGTCTGTTAGGTATGTTGGTAAGAAGAACTTCTATTCCACAACTAAGAAAAAGTTTGGAGTAAAAGCTCTTGCTAATATGGAAGACAAACGTGCAAAGAAATACACTATCCAGGTAAAACCTAACTATCAGAACTACTATAGTAGCAATAAAGTGCTACAAGATGCACATAAGAATGGTGTTCCCATTAAAAGGTTCATGGTAAGAATCTGTTTTTCTAAGACAGAACTAACATATCATGAGACCAAGTACCAATTTACAAGAGAGGTGCTAGAAAAAGAAGAATATTTAAATGCCAATATCCTTGGCAGGTTTTACAAAATTAAATAGTTATGAATGAAACAATGATGACAAGCCTCCTGATTCAGTTGGCTGACCTTGGTGTGACTGGTATCCAGATATATTATGAAGGTAGTGGAGACTCTGGCTGTATAGATGAAGTACTTTATACAACAGATAAACTTCCTGAAGATGAAGAAAAAGCTTTTGATAAACTTAGATCTCTTAATTCTTGGGAAGAAGGAGCTAAGTATTTAAGAAATCTTGATTCTGGTTTATCTTCTGATATTGAAAATTTTGCTGAGGAAAAGATTCTAAATGATGTAGAAGATTGGTGGAATAATGAAGGTGGTTATGGTACAATGTGTATTCTAGTACCATCTGGTAAGTATGATGTAATGAATAATATTAGAGTTACTGAAGTTGATACATATACACATGAAGGATCCTTAATAAATAAATCTCTAGACTAATGTCACATCCTGTAGAACATGCAAAATCATCAGCTAGAAAGTTTGGTGGTTCTTGGTTAGACTATCTAGAGATCCATGAGTGGTTTGATGCTACAAAGGCTTGGATTGGCCATAGTAAACACAGAATGTTCCGTCACCACAGTGAGGGCATATTTGAATGTGAAAAGATCTTTGGCCAGATCATTGAAAACTCTGATGGTAAGAAAGTGTACGTAAGATATATTGGAGAGCAGCACGTAAAAGAAGACTGCAATGGATATATCCCAAGTGCAAAAGAGTGGGTTGATAATATTAATAAACCCACAGAATGGATGATTAAGACACTTAAAATTGAAGACTAATGAAACTAAGTAAAGCTGAATTGAACAATCTGATTTCTATGTTTAACTCTAGTGATGCAGATAACCATACTATTGCTTTTGAAGTAATAGAGAACAGTGGTTTGAGTATAGCAGAGCTAATTGTATTATATAAGTATTCTAAAAAAGATTCTACAGTTTGGGGTAAACAAGCACCAAAATCTTATAAGATAGTTTTACCCGTTATATCTGAACAGATAGGGTCATTATCTAGTGCAAGAGTACTAGGATTATTAACTACATACAAAGCCGATAAGCTTTTGGTTGAGCTATTCATAGAAAACTTTGTCAGAGATCTAACAAGCATGTTGGGTCAGATAGGTTATGATATGAATCAAATAAGCATTGATGTGAAAATTAAAGATGATGGACAAAGCACGGAGTCTTAGTAAAATTAGTAAAGAACTAATGTTGAAAGAGCCCTATTACGGGTTCTTTCTCATTATGTTGAATAAAGTATGGAGAAAAGATCTCCCTACTGCAGGTGTAAGTAAGCAGAATATTAATTATCAATTGGCTATTAATGAAGAATTCTGGAATAGTCTAAGTGATGATCATAAGACAGGCTTACTGAAACATGAATTACTCCATATTGCATTTGGTCACCTTGTAAGTTTTGGTTCTTTTAGCAACAAAAAACTTGCAAATGTTGCCATGGATATGGAAATTAATCAGTATATTGAAGCCTCTTGGCTGCCAGAAGGAGGTATCAACATTGATGACTATACAGACATTCAACTAGATAGAAAGGCTGGTTGTAGATATTACTATGACCAGCTTCTCCGCCTTCAAGATGAGAAGGATAAGAATGGTACAAGTGGTGATCAAGAAATGGATAAACTACTTGATAACATTGCAAGTGGAGACATACCAGATCATTCTACATGGGAAGAGTTTGAAGACATGTCTGAAGCTGAGAAGAAACTTATTGAGAAACAAGTACAGAAAATTCTAAAAGATGCCAAAGAACAGACCATTAAGAAACGTGGTAATGTTCCAGGAGAAATTGAAGGACTGATTGTTCTAGATGAAGTTGTCAAAGCTAAATTTGATTGGAAAGGATATCTTAGAAGATTCACTGGTACAAGTACTAAAATCTTTACTAAGAAGATCCGAAGAAAAGAGAACTATAGATATGAAGATAATCCTGGTCTTAAGATCAAGATGAAGCAACATATGCTATTGGCTATTGACACTTCTGGATCTGTTAGTGATACAGAACTTACTGAGTTTATGAATGAGATTCATCACATACATAAAGCAGGAGTTGATATTACTATAGTACAATGTGATACAAGTATCCGGTCTATTGAAGCCTACAAAGGCAAGAATGATCTCAAAGTACATGGAAGAGGTGGGACTGACTTTGATCCCGTCCTAGATTATTACAATGCAAACCTTAAGAAATATACTAGCCTGGTGTATTTTACTGACGGAGAGTGTTATACATCTGTAAAACCAAGAAACAGAGTTCTGTGGGTTTTGTCAGAACAATCAAGCATGAATGAAGACCTTCCAGGACAGGTTATCAGACTTGAACTTTAATTCCAATTTTATTACTTAATCACATTTTTTATGTATATTTGTATATGAAATTAAAACATCAAAAACAGGATATACATAAGAAGTGTGGAGTGTATATCATAAGTACAAATTCCCATAGATACGTGGGTAGCAGTGTTGATATATACTCTAGGTATAAACAGCATCTAAATTCTCTAAAGAGAGGTAATCATTACAATGAATTTCTTCAAAGAGTCTATAATTTGTATAAAGAAGAAATGACTTTTACTGTTATTGAATTTTGTGAGAACTATCTTGAGAGAGAAGTACATTACATTAATTATTATGAATGTGATATCAATGCTGAAAGAGATCCTATAAGTAGAATAAAAAGTGAAATTACAAAAGAAAAGTTGAGAATGGCTAACACTAATAAAAGGTTAGGTAAGGACAATCATGCTTCAATTAAGGTATATCAATATACCCTAGATGGTTGTTATGTAAATGAGTACAATAGTATAAGGGAAGCTGCATTAGCTGTTAACGGTAATGAGCAGTCCATAGGAGATGCTGCAAGTGGAAATTATAAATCTTCTAGTGGTTTTCAATGGAGAAAGGAAAAGTTTGATGCTATATCAAGTATTTCTAAGAGAAATAGAAAACCATATTCAATTAAGAAGATTAGCATATTTGATGGAGTTGAAACAACTGTTGTATCAAGTATTAAAGAAGCTGCACTATTATTAAATGCCAATGAAGGCACAGTTAGAAAAGCTCTTACACATGGATTTAGGTGTAAGGGCCAAGTTATTAAGTTAGAATTATAAAAACAAATATTATGAATACAGTACAATTGAACGTAGATGAGTTAAAAGGTTTTATCCGTCACATGGTTAAAAACAATCAACATATTCAGTCTGAAGGAAAGATTCCTGTGGCTATTAATATTGAGGGTGATGCTGGTCTTGGTAAGACTTCTGCAATCTTGCAGTTAGGTAAAGAACTTGGTATGGAAGTAGTAAAACTTAATCTATCTCAGATTGAGGAGTTGGGTGACCTTGTTGGTTTTCCTGTTAAAGAATTCTTAGTAAAGAACCAAGAAGGTAAACAAAGATGGATTACTGAAGCTCAAGTACCAGCTGCGATGAAAGCAGGTTATACTGTAGCAGATAAGAGAATGTCTCATGCTGCTCCTGAGTGGATTCAAGGTAAAGGTGAGGGTGGTTTCCTAATCTTAGATGACTATACTCGTGCTGACCACAGATTTATGCAAGCTACCATGGAGATCTTGGACCGCCAAGAATATGTATCATGGAAGCTTCCAAAGAACTGGCATGTTATCTTGACTACTAATCCAGACAATGGTGACTATAATGTAACCAGTCTTGACGTAGCTCAGAAGACAAGATTTATCTCTGTTGAGATGAAGTATGATGTCAACGTGTGGGCTAAGTGGGCTGAGAAAGCATCTATTGATGGCAGATGTATCAACTTCATGTTGATGCACCCAGAACTTGTAACTCAGAGAGTTAATCCAAGATCTATTACTACATTCTTTAATGGTATTAGTTCTATTCCAAAGTTTGAAGATGAGTTACCTCTTGTTCAGATGATTGGTGAGGGTTCTGTTGGTACAGATTTCTCTAGCATGTTTACTATGTTTATCAATAACAAGCTTGACAAGATGATTTCCCCGGAAGATTTGCTTACTAAAGATGAAGCATATGTAAAAGGTGCTTTGTTAGCTTCAGTTGGTGAAGGAGATGACTTCCGTGCAGATCTTTCTAGTGTAATTGCAACTCGTGTAATTAACTATGCACTTACTGTAGCTGAAAAAGGTTCAGTTCCTAAAGCTATGATTGACAGACTAGCTAAAGTTACTACTGAGTTTGATGGCTTTACAAATGACTTGAGATATTATATGGTCAAGGAGATTGTAAACGGTAACAAAGTTAAGTTCTCTGCTTTAATGGCGGATACTGCTGTAGTAAAAATGGCAATTCAGTAATTAACCAGGGGGTGTAATAGCCCCCTATATTTTTATATTATGGAACAAATTATAATTTGTAATAGAGACGGTGATACACTAGATGTAGATTTACTTTATGGTATACCTGATAATAAGAATGATATTTATACCGTAAGTAAAGGATATGTTCCTGCACAAGGAGATAGCATATTCTTAATGCCGGGAGTTAATATTCCTAGGGTTAAGCTTAAAGATTTAGCATTGAATCTTGGAGTAAAAGTAGTTAGAGATGCTGAGAGAGCTAATGTTATCATTTCTGGTAGAGCTACTATAAATAAAATTACATGTGGACGTTATTTGCATAGTGCTAAAACAGAAGAGTTTACTAAATATGTAGAGTGGTTAAAACCTCATATGGGTTTTGATATGTATTACACAGATAAGTATGATACAGCAATAGCAGCATGTAATCCAGAAAAAATATACATTGAGTATAGTACAGCAAGGGATATGAATGACAAAGGATTTGTCACATTATCAGGTTATTCTTCTAGTGTTCATTTTGTTGAAGATGAATATAAAGATATTCTTGATGATATTCAGAATAAAACAATCTTTGATGAATCAGAGTTACTTGCTATGATTAATGGTGATGATGCAGTTACTATTACTCCTGAAGTATATCAGCAGTTGGTTAAGATGTTTCAAAGTTCTGACCAGGATAATCATATCATGGCAATGGAGATTATGGCAAACTCTAACTATATAGACAGTGCTTTGTATCTATTGCTTCTTCTTGAAGATTATTCTGGTAGAATTTCAGAATGTCATACTAGAAATCATGTGAACTTTAAGTCTATGGTTAGTTATTTCAGTATAACGGTAAAAGAGATTGGTTGGTTAAATCCAGATAGAGTAGCTAAGAAATTAATAGAGCTAGGCTTGCTTACTAAAGATTGGAATCATGTTTTACTCCAAGAAAGAGCTGATTGGTTTATCAGAAATATTGCTCATAGCACTACATTTAGTGTAAGTGCAATAGTTCCTACTCTAGAAGTTCAAACAGCAATTAATAATTCTTATACTGGTATAATAGAATATAAAGAGGACTCTAAAGAAGTTGCTTCAGTAACTGAATTTAATATTCTTCCGGAAAGAGAAATTGAGAATGAGGAAGAAGAAAGAGCAATGGCTTCATTGTATATGGAAGAGCAAATAGAAGATGAACTTTTAGAGGAAGCAATTACAAGAGTTGAAAGAGCTGATCTAAAAGAACAGTTAGTTGAGCTTGAAAATACTATTGAACCAGAACCTGAATCAATTAACCATCAAATAGAAACAAATGAGTCCACTGACATTGACTGGTTCTGATGAACTAGAATTATTTTACAAAAACAAATTCTATTTTAGCTACAGTAGCATTAATAAGCTATTGTTCTCACCTAGAATGTTTTACAGTCATTATGTGCTCAACCAAAGAGAGGACAGTACGGACGCGCACCTGGTAGCAGGGCGTGTCCTACACTGCCTTTTATTTGAGCCTGATAACTATGAGAGAGATTTTATCAGCATGCCTGGCAAGTTTCCAACTGATAGCCAAAGAAAAATTATTGATAATATTTTTAAATATCATTGCACAATTGGAAATGATACACTATCTTTGAATGATTACTCTCAAGAAATACTCTCAGAATTACTTATAGCAAATCTATATCAGTCTCTTAAAACAGATACTCAAAGATTAGATAAAGTTCTCACAGAAGAAAACAAAGCATACTTTAATTTTCTAAAACAAAGTCTTGACAAGACAGTAGTTGATTCAACAACTCTTGCAAATTGTAAAGAGTCTGTTATTGAACTGAAGTCAAATCAAGCAGTAAGATCTCTCTTACAATTGGATAAAACTCCAAATGATGTTCACATAAAAACATTTAGTGAGCATATGATTAGTATTAATCAGGATCATTTACCATTTGGTTACAAGGGAATCTTAGATAATGTTGTGATGGATTATGACACTAAGACATTGTTTATCAATGACTTAAAGACAACAGGTAAAGATATTGCTTCTTTTCCAGAGTCAGTAAGTTATTATAAATATTGGATTCAGGCTGCTATCTATCACAAGCTTGCCTGGACTAATTTTATTAAAGAATTAGCAGACCCAGCTGAGTGGAACATTGTAATTACATTTATTGTAATTGACAAGTACAATCAAGTGTATCCTTACCAGGTAAGCAAAGAAACTTTAGAAGTATGGTTAGCTGACTTTGAAGACATAGAAGATAAGATAAAGTATCACTATGAAAACAAAGAATATAGATTGCCTTATGAGTTAGCTTTAGGTAATGTAACACTTTAATTATGATCATAAATACACTTTACAAGAAATACTTTCAAAAGTCCAAGATATTTATATATCCGCTCTTGGGAATTAAAAGGGGTACAAGTGTTGTTCCATCTGAGACTTATCTTGGATGGAATGACACATATACTCCTGAGGATATGAAACTAGTATGTTTATATGATACAAGAACTGATTTAGAATATAAAAATTTTGAATCAAATGTTTTATTAAAACACACTAGACTACATGATTACAAAGTAATTAATACAGAACAGAGTGTATTTGTATTTGATTTTTCTGATTTAAAAGAAGATTGGGAACATTTAATAAAAGGTAACTATAGTAAATTATCCAAAAAAACTAAAGCTACTATACTAAACTTCTTTGAGCAGTATAGTGGCAACTATGTTTATATTAATAGTTATTTAAATCCAGAAAATTGGTTTGAAAGATATGCTGAGATTCTTGATGTTGATAAAAATTTAATAGAACAAGTAGGTGAACTATGTGATAAGCCTGATTTAGAGAAAGAATGTTTACTAATTAAAGTAGCTGATTTGGAAAACTTAAAGATTATAAGTTAATTTGTATAAAAATTACCAACATGGAAAAAAATATGATGCTGGTTGCCTCAGAATGGAACGGCAAACCAAGTTTTAGAACAGTGCCAATGACGGCAGATTGTCCTTATGTAGAATGTATCTTTGACCCGGAGAGCAAAGTATTTGTAATTATTTCTAAAACAAAAAGAAATACACTACAGATGCTTCCTAAGCTTGATGAGTATGGTCAGCCTACACAAGGTACTAAAGGTGTTAAACAAGAAAGACACAAGCTTGAAGTGTTTCAAGAATACTATATCTCTGATGTAGAATCTATTAAAACTTTTATTGATCTTATTGCAGTTAATGCAGATTTTGATTATCTTAGCTTTGTGAATGCATAACATTTGTTTTAGAGTGTAACAACAAGGGAAGGTGGCAACAGCTACCTTTTTTTGTGGATAAAAGGGGGGACAGCTTAACTGAACATATATATTATGAGAACACATTATGTAATGGATTATGAAACGCTCTCCAATGCGTTCATAGCAGTGTTTGAAGCTGTAAATTCAGAAGAGCAAAGAATCTTTGTGGTACATGAAAGCCAGAATGATATCCTAGAACTAGTAGAGTTTCTCCAAGAAAACATTAGTTCTGAAGAATGGCATGTTAGTTTTAATGGTCTTGGGTTTGACAGTCAGATTACTGAGTATATCCTAAGAAATAAAGACTCTGTTATTCATAACACAGGAGATTCAATTGCTAAATGGATTTATGGTAGAGCACAGAATGTAATTAGTAAACAGAATGCAGGTGAATTTCTAGAGTTTAGTCCAAGAGATCTACAGATTAACCAGGTAGATGTATTTAAACTTAATCACTGGGATAACAATGCCAAGAGAAGTTCTCTTAAATGGATTCAGTATACAATGGATTGGCCTAACATTATGGATATGCCTATCCATCATACTGAGACTATTGTAGCTAAACAGATTCCCGAGATTATTAGATATTGTATTAATGATGTAAAGTCTACTAAACAAATCATGAAGCTCAGTAAAGAGCAGATTGGTTTGAGAAAGACTCTTACTGATGAATATGGCATTAACTTATTCTCTGCATCTGAGCCACGGATTTCTAAAGAGTTGTTTCTACATTTCTTGAGTCAAAAACTTGGGGTAAAAAAGTGGGATCTTAGACAAGCTAGAACTCATAGAGCTAGAATTACAGTAAAGAATATTATTCTACCTTATATTAAATTCAAGACAGCAACATTTCAAAACTTACTAAATAAGTTTAATGAAGTAGTTATCTATCCTGGAGAAACTAAAGGTGGTTTTAAGTATTCTGTGCAGTACAAAGGTGTCAAGACTGATTATGGTCTTGGTGGTATCCATGGTGCTAGGTCTACAAAGGTCTATGAGTCTAATGAGGATATGGTAATACTAACGTCTGACGTTACTAGTTTCTATCCCAACTTGGCTATTAGAAACAAGTGGGCACCAGCACATTTGGAACAAGAAGAATTCTGTGATTTGTATGAGTGGTTCTTTGAAGAAAGAAAGAAGATTCCAAAGAAGGATCCTAAAAATTATGTATACAAGATTATTCTAAACTCAACCTATGGGTTAAGTAATGATGAGAATAGTTTCCTGTATGATCCTGAGTTTACTATGAGGATTACTATTAATGGTCAACTTAGTCTGACTATGCTATATGAAATGATCTGTGAAGAGATTCCTAATGCAATTCCACTAATGCAGAATACAGATGGTCTTGAGACTTTGATCCCAAGAGAGTATGTAGATAAGTATATGGATATCTGCAAGAGATGGGAAGATATAACACAGCTTCAACTAGAACATGATACTTATAGTAAGATTATTCTTGGGGATGTAAATAATTATATTGCTATTACTGAAGATGGTAAATCTAAATGCAAGGGTAGGTTTGAATATGATAACCTGGCTCTACATAAGAATAAGAGTTTTCTTATTATTCCTAAAGCAATACATGCATATTTTGTAGATGGTACCCAGCCTGAAGATTTTCTAGCTCAAAACCAAAACATATTTGATTATTGTGGTGGGGTTAAGATAAAAGGAGACTGGAATTTTTATGAACACCATATTGTTGATGGTGAGTATGAGGTTAAACCTTTACAGCATACTATAAGATATTTTGTATCTAAATCCGGGTCAAAGATTATTAAGAAGAATAATACTGACGGGAGAGAAATCCAGGTTGAGGCTGGGAAATGGATGCAAACTATTCTTATTGACTACACTGAAAGAGATTTTAGTGAGTATGATATCAATTATGATTACTACCTAGAGAATATCTACAAGGAGATAAGGAACCTTGAACCAATTATTACACAACTTAAATTATTTTAAAATGCCAAAGAAAATTAAAGAGTGCAGTAAGGCACAATTGATTTCTGTTGATTTACCTACTCATGGAGATAGCTACACTGTTATTAGTCATGAGTCTGTAATTAATTATGTATATACAGAGCTTGCAGCTGCAGGCTTTGGAGTTGTTTCTGAAACTTACAGAGCAACTGCAGACGGACAAATAGCACATGGTGTGCATGTCTTGAACTATAATTCTGATCCTGAGTTATCTATGATGTTTGCTTGGACTAATAGTTACAACAAGCAAGTCAGATTTAAATGTGGAGTTGGTGCATATGTGAACCAAGCGGGTACTTTTATGGTACACGGAGACATGGGCAGCTGGTCTAGAAAACACACCGGTACTGCAGATGAAGAGACTGTTGAGACTATCAAGGGTCAGATTAAAGATGCTCAGATGTATTATGATCAGCTTAAGTCTGACAAAGATGCAATGAAAGAAATCAAGATGAATAAGAGAAAACAAGCTCAGCTTCTTGGTATCTTGTTTGCAGAGTATCAGATCTTAACTACTGAACAAGCTAGTATGGTTAGATCAGAAATGATGAAACCAACACATGTATTTGAAGATACAAGTAGTCTATGGGCTTTCTATAATTATGTAACTACTGCACTACAGTCTTCACATCCTAAAACATGGATGGAAGATCAACGTGTTTTACATTATTTTATTTCAAGTGTTAATAACTTTTCTAAGCCTTCTATACCTCAACCAGTTGTAGAAGCTGAGGTAGATCCATTAACTACAAATTATGGTCAACCAGAAAATCAGCTTAATATTTTGACTGAAATTGAGAAAACAGAAGCTGAGGAACCTTCATTAGAATTAGAACAAAATGAAGAATACCTTGAGAACCCTGTGAACCTTGAGACCCTTGATGAAATATCTAATGAAGTTATAGAAGAAACAGTAAGCTATACTGATCCTATGGGTAATACATTTGAAGCACCAATAGTTATTGAATCTATGGAACCAGAAGAAGAGGAAGAAGAATTCCAGATAGATGAAAATCAAGAATGGACAGGTGAGAATGCATCTACAGCATCTCTAGAACCAACTCCTCTAGAACATATGATTTTTGAAAAAGAACAATTAGAAACTGAAGAAGACTTTGCATTTAATTTCTCAGATGATGAGGATGATAATGAAGCATTCTTCTAAGACCCTGAAAGGGAAGAATAAATATCAAAGAGAAGGGGAATAGTTTAGGCTATTCCCTTTTCTTTTTTTAATTTTGATTGTACAGAAATAAATATAATTATGTTTAAAGTTAATCCAGACCAACGTAAAAGGTTCTTTGTAGTAGATAACTTCTACGAAGATCCAATGGCAGTAAGAGAATATGCTCTTATGCAAACCTACTTTCCTGGCGAAGGTGCTGTAGGAGAAAGAACCCGTATGCAGTTTTTATTTGATGGTATCAAAGAAAAGTTTGAAGATATTATGCAGATTAAAATTGCAGAACATACAGATGATGGTTATGGATGGTATGATACAAGCATTAACGGTAGATTCCAATCTTGTATAGCAGGGGTACCACAAGTATTTCATTGTGATGCACAGCAATGGGCAGGAGTTTTATTTTTAACTCCGGGCGCACCACCTCAGTCAGGAACTAGTTTTTATAGACATAAAGGTTCTAAAGTATTTCATAATGAGGATATAGATTGGGATTATGGAGAAAATGGTAATGTATTTACTAAGGAGACATTTTTAGATCCCACTCCATTTGAGAGACAAGACACTGTAGGTAATGTATTTAACAGGCTTGTTATTTTTGATGGTGGTTTAATCCACTCAGGTAATGATTATTTTGGTCACAGTAGAGAGACAGGAAGACTGTTTCAAATATTCTTTTTCAATGAGTCCACAACAGTTTAAAAAGTTAATAATTGAAGCCTATCTAGCCGGTGCTGAAAGTATGACATGTGGTTGTTTACCTATGCAAACTAAAGCAGATGCAAGAGAATGGTTTGAAGATAATCACCAACTATTTCAAGAAACAACTACTACAAAAAAGAAGGGGGGTCAATAACCCCCTTTTTTATTTATTCAGAGCTGCCTGGAAGTTTTTAACTGCTTGATCAGGAGTAATATTATTTCCTGTGTATCCAATTAACTTTAAGAAGTAGGCCCAAGATTTATTATCTCCTTTTTCCCAAATACCTGTTTTTCTTTTGTAAGATAGTTTTTCATCATCCCAAGTAAATAGAAACTGATCTGTAAATCTAATAAAATTATCTACAGTACTTGTCATAGCTGTTGGAGACTTAACAATCCTATAGGCATCTTTAAAACCAAGACCTGGTAAATACTGTTGAGTCTCACTTCTAAGTCTAATTGCTTGATAGAACAAGAAGTTATAACCATAGCTTTTTTTAGTTTCTTCTTCATCATCATCATCTACAAGCATGAGTAATCCCCAAATTAACATAGATAAAGCTAGAATGAAACCTATTTCTGTCATAGTTCTTCTTACTTGTGCTTTTTCAAAGTCACTAAGATTACTCCATTGTGTTCCAATACCTGCTTTAAATGTTATCAAGTCTTTAGCAAATGCATTCCAGAATGTTCTATAGAAACCTTCTGTCATTGCTCCAAGTTCTTGGTCCATACCAAGTTTCTTAAATCTTCTTGTATAAGAAGGAACTAAGAACTTTCTATACATCAATGCTAATCTACCAAGAGTATGTTTCTGAGCTACAGATTTATCAAAGTTATTATAGATACCATGCATTCTTTTATTTAGTGCATGGATTTTATTCTGAACATCCAATCTCATTTCTTCAGTGAAATCAGTTTTGTTTTTAATTTCATCTACACCATACTTCTTATATGCTTCCATTAAAGATATCTCTTGACCAGACTCATTATCTTTTACAGTTCGGGAATTAAGCATTGCAAATAAAGTAGATACTTGAATTTCATGTTCCCCAAAGTGTAAGTTAAAGAATATAGTATCTGTTGAAAATAGTTTATTGGCTACACTACCAGTTACTACTTTACCAAATTGGTCTTTATATTCCCCTTGCATTGGATCATATTGTTCAATAATTTGACCCATTAAACTTTCAGGAGTAAACTTACCAAAGTCAGAAAGCATTTGTGGAATAGTTGTCCAATAATCTTTCTTACCTCTAGTCCAACTCTTCATATCAAAGAATTCACCTGAGGCAGCTTCAATAAGCAATTGAAGGTTACCCTGTAGGTTGTTATTCATACCTTTAAGTAAATCCAAAGAAAGCGTAGATATAGCAGAGAAGTTCATCATTTTATCTATAATCTTATCTACTGCAATGCCTGCAACTTCAAATCTTGCTTTAGATTCTCCATAGACTACCATATCTATAAAGTCATTTACTCTTCTGGATGAAAAATTACTACCGTGTGTTTTTAAATATCTATCATATCCAAGTCTTTTGGCAATAGAATCTACAATTGGAATACCTTTAGTATTAGTTTCAGCAATTTCTCTGTCACCAATAATTTCTTTAAATAGATTTATCTCATTGTAAATACCATTCATAGCATTGTAGTTATTTGACATGGAGCCAAACATTAATACAGAGCGCATTAAGTTAAGACTTATATCACCTTCAGCCATGGGTTGAACAAAGTATACAGGTAAGAATTTATTACCTTCTTCTCCAAGTCCTAAGTCAACACCATATTCTACATCATATGCTTTTACTTTAACAAGTTCAGTAGCTCTATTTTTTGCTAAGTCTACAATACCTTTTGCAAGTAAACGTTCACCATCTGTTTTTTCAATAGAAGGTATAACATAGCCTGGCTTTTGAATGTCAGGTAAATTTTCTTGAGATTTTAAATACTCCTCAACAAGAAACTTATGATACTTACCTTTTGGATTTAATGGATTACCGCTTGCATCATATAGGGCATTCCATTTAGCATTAATATACTTATCAGCTGGCATTACTAATTCACCTGCCTTACCGTATTTATAACCTATAATTTTACCATTCTCATCAACCTTAAGATTTTCTCTTCTCCAATCTTGATACTCATCTTCAGTTAAAAGACCACGGTTTTTTTCAAGTTCTTTTTGCTTTAGTATTTCTCTAATTTGTTCTTTAGGTTTAGGTATTGTATTAGCGTCAAACCATGCAGTAACTTTTGCAAACCACTCACGTGCATCAGTAAGATTATCTGGTTTCTTTCCAATGGATTCAAAGAACTTAGCTTTTTCTTTATGGAACTTAGACTGATCATACTTCTGTACAAATGCAACTCTCTTGTCTAGAATAATCCTACCCTCATTAGTTCTTACATACTCACCTGTTTCAGGATCTGTTCTTGGTACAGAAATAGTTTCATATAATCCTTCATTGAATTTTGCAGGATTATCTCTCATTAAAGCAGGAACACTTGCTTTATATTCATTAAAGGCTTTTGCAGCTCTTTTTCTCAGGGCAATGTCTTCTAACCTTGCTGTCTCCATTTCTGTCTTTACAGCTCTTGCAAATAAGCCTAGAGCACTATCAGGTGAACTAATTAATGGTGCAGTAAGATAATCAAATATTGTAGTATCTTTAGTAGCTTTTTCAAGAACTTCAATCATGGATTTTTTATCCAGGGTAAAGTTTAGAATAGTATCAATTCTCTGTTGAATCTCTTCAGTCTTCTTAGCAATAAACTCAGGAGAATTCTTTGGGTTATTTTTAATTACTTCTATCTTTTGTTGTAACTGATAAACTTCTTTTTTAATTCTTTCGTCAACACCCATTGGTTTATAATCCAATAAGAAGTCAGCCATCAATGGAATACCCTCAGCAATAAACTTAGTTTTAATATTATCTGTCACAGATTTAGTAAAAGATAACATCTCTTGTGGAGTTAAAGTTTTTTCATCTCTTGCAGACATTGCTTCAATATCTACAGGAGTAGAAAAGAACTTAAGTACATCAGCTTTCTGTATTTCATTAATGATACTGTATCTATTTGCAAAGTCTTGCATAGCTACAAGCTCTTGAATAGCTTCCTTTCTAGATAACTCTCCGTTCTGGATTCTGTTAATGGTATAATTAAAGTGCTTATGTGCAATCTTAGATTTATTAAATGCATCTTTGACAAACTCATTAATACTTTCAATACCATCTAATTCTTTAAGGATATTCATCAAGTCTTTTGTTTCCTTGATTTTTTCCTTTTGTTTATAAATATTGCTTCTCTCAAGAACTTTAATCTTCTTCTCTAGATAGATGCGGATGTTTTCAACAAGTCTTGTGACCTTGTCTTCCTCCATCTCTTTTCTAGTAGGCTCAGCTTTTCTTGTAGCATCACCATCTTCTTCTATCTCTTTATACTCATTCCTTTTATCATCTTTGTCAAATTCTTCAGCCTCCCATCTCTTGCGGGCTTCTATTCTGTCACCACCGGTTTCAGAAAGAATTTTTTGCCATTCCGGATCAGATTCTATAGGGCATCTATCTATTCTCATTATTTACAGATTTTTTCATTAATAAGTGAAGCAACATCATCAACTTGGTCTTTGGTAGTAGCATTTTGAATTGTATCAATCAAGTCTTTAATATCATAACCATATTGACCTAATAAGTCTTCTAATTGATATTGTTGTTTTAATACTTGGATTTGGTTAAGTAACTCTATTTTGTATGCATTAGTTGCAGGGACATTTATGTTACTTGGTAAACCAACTTGACCAGTAGTTAAGTCAATATTCTTCATTAATACAGTTCCGCTTAAACTATCCACTAAGTTATATAATCCATCTGAATTAAGAACATAAAGTCTACCTGCAGATGTAGTAACCTTGTTAGGGAAGATGTTGTTATTTTTAGCAACTGCATCTCTAAAGTCTTGAAGGTCTGTGTTAGTTTCAGGAATTTTACCTGAGGTAGCCTCAGCATCTGCAGATACCGCAGATACAGGAGATACTTGGTAAAGAAATCTAGTCTGAGTACCGTTCAGATAGTTAGTGCTAAACTTATTGTTAGCTCTAAAGTCTGCCGCGTCTTTGAATCCTTCAGCTTTTGCAAGTTGGTCAAGAGTTCTAGTAGTTACTGCATTAGTCTTTTCATTGACGATTGTAACTTGATTACCATTGATTGTTGATTTACCTATATACTTAAGCTCAACTACATCAGTAGAACCTTTAATTGTATACTTACCATCATTAATAAGACTTGTTCTATTTGTCACAGTCTTGTTACCGCTGAATATTTTAGTAACATTATCTGAGCGCATTTCTATCTCTCCCTTAGTCTGAACCTGTGGAGTTGGAGTTTGTTCAGTAGCAAATGAGAACGATGCAACTGCTGCTGTATCCATATCTGCCTCAGTGATATTTGCTGGTGCCTCACCTCTGAAATCAAATCCCCCTACCGCAGTATCTTTACTGTTGTACACATATGCATATTCACTAGCTCTAGAGATTGCGACATACTTGAGTTGGTCTTTCATTAATTTTTGACCATTCATACCAAGCTTTCTCTTGTCTGCAATAGCTGCTGCTAGGCTTGAGATACTATCGTCAAAGATGAGTACTTTGTTGTACGTTCCTCCTTGAGATTTGTGAATAGTATGAGCATAACCATAGTCTATACCTTTCTTAGCAAGGAATCTACCGTTTTCTTTAATGTCTTTATTGAATACAATTTGATTGCTTACAGAACTAATTTCTGAGAATAGTCTGCCTTTGTCTTTACCTTGTACTCTTGGATAATAGCTTTTGAGTTCTAATAATCCTTTTGCAATTTCAGTAAGAGCTTCATCATTACCTTCTGCAGGAAGAGGTATTAAAAATAAATTATCAGGATTAAGAATATCTTTAACAGTTACATAGTAACCTTTAAGTGATACTTCTTTTTCTTTTCCGAATTTTAAATATCCAGATGATAAATCAGCAACAGGTACTCTAACTTTAATATCAGTTAGCTCTGATACAGCTTCAACAACATAGTCACCTGAGTTAATTAAGTCTTCACCAATATTATCATAGCCCATTAAGATATCACCTTTAATGTAAGGAGTCTTTTTAGCTTCCTCACCAAACATAATATCTCTAGCTTGTAAATTGATTCTAGCTACATCTTTATTAAGAGAAGAAAGGATTCTAAAGTAAAGCATATTACCAGATTCCTGCATATCTTTTAGATTCTGACCCATAACTTGGTTTAATCTATCAGGAGTATCTAAGAACTCTACACCATTACCATTAATTTCTTCAGTGACATAAGTAAAGTCCTGACCTTCTCTTGCTCTAGTTGAGTTTAATAAGATAGGATTGTCACCCGTTCTTTCTACTTTAGTAAGTTGAGCTTGATTCTTAGGGTCATCAAATACTTTAGATTCTAATTTAGTATTATCTTGAACTGGTCCAAGCTGACCTTTGTCTCCTGCAAAAATAATTCTAAGGTCTAACTCTTTTTTGAACTGCTGAATTAAATCATACAACTCATTTGTAACCATAGAAGATTCATCTACAATAATAACATCTCTTCTGTTAAGTTCTGGCTTTCTGAAAGATTCAGTTTTAACATCTCTAATATCTAATGCGTCTCCCTCAAGATTAAGCATAGGGTTAAGACCAAACAAAGAGTGTAATGTTTTAACCTTAGCTCTAGGATTCTTCATCTTAGTTACCGCATTAGCACGGTGAGTAGGTGAAGTATAGATAGGTTTAACGTAACTCTTCTCTTTTAAATACTTATCAAAGATTCCAAGAATAGTTGTCTTACCTGTTCCTGCGTATCCTGATAATGTAATTTCATTATCATAAGCTCCTGGGTTATTATAGAAGTCTTCTAGTTTGTATAGTGCTGCTTGTTGTTCAGCATTAAGTTGGAACGGAACACTAATAGAAATACCATCTGCAAATACAAATGTGTCTGCAGAGTTTTGAGATTGAACATCTAACTGTGTAGGAGTTTCTCTAAATGCTCTACCATTTTGTGGGTCTACATTTGGATCAGTATTGTATGCATTAAGCAATTTAGCTTTAGCAGCTGCTTTACCTTTGTAACCTTCTACATCTACACCAATACCATCTTGTAACTTAATAGTATACATAGAACCAAAGTATCTGTATTGGTCTGTAGCTTTAGTTTCAATTTGTGTTTGATCATCTATTGGCTGTGTAGGTTGTGTTTCAGCTAATGTTTTAGCATAGACATCTCTGATAGCTTGTTTACCTGCTTCATTAATTTCTCTTGTGCCTATACCGGCAAAGTTTTTAGTAAGAGTAGGTACATCAGATTCAGACCATTGACCATCAATATTTTTAAACCACATTTTTCTTTCTTGGTCAAAAACATAAACAGGTTTACCAGCTTGTATTGCCATTTCAATAGCATAACCTGTGCCTCCTTTACCTTGTCTAATTTTAGCTTTTTTACCATAATTCATTTCAGCATCTACACCTAACATAGTTGTTATTGCAAATACAGCATCAGAATATTTAACTTGAGACCAGTTTCTAATCAATCTTTCATCTCTAACCTGATAGGTAGGTTCAATTCTACCCATTGCTCTTGCAGCTTCAGTTACTTTTTGCTGACCTTCAATTGCATCTTCTTTAGAAATTTCAACATTACCATTTGGAGTTTTATTATTCATCCAATAATGTCTATTGGTTACCATTCCAAATTGTTTACCAATGTTATCCCATACTGTATCTGCTCCAATTGCACCGCCAGAATGATTTGTATAACTTGTTAAAGTTGGTGTTGTTTGTAGTTGAGGTGCAAAGAACGGTTCATTATCTATTTCTTCAAATGGATCTACCTCAGCAAATGTTGCACGTATTGGTGCTTCTGTACCTAGTTCTGCTTCAGTTAAAACAAAGTTTTTAAATTGTTTCTCCTCCTTATTAACTGTAGAATTAAATACATGACTTAAGCCTTTATCATTCCAATAGTTAAGTTTAAATAAATTAGATGCATTCTGCATTGTAGACTGGATCATATCTTGTGGAAGAACTTGATCAAATCCATATAGAGTAGAACCCACACCGTGTTGATACACTGCTACCAAAGGAAGCATTTGGAATAGATTACTGATTCTTTGATTCTCTTTAGGGTCAGCTACTTTTTGAATTCTAGGATTACCTAAAGCTCTAATGTTATTTGCATAAACATCTTTTGTCTTACCATCTATTGCATCTCTGTCAGTAAGTGTAAGAACATTAAAGTCAGTAAATGCAGACGTGCTTAAAATAGATATCTGTTCTAGGATAGGGAAATCAATAATAAGCTTAGGATACTTTTGAATCACATCAATTACTTCATTAGTATATGAGTAATCATTATTTCTCATCAATGCATTAAAGTTGAATGCTTCAATAAGAGCTGTTTTATTTAACTCAGCTCCCGTAAGCCCTTGACTTTGTAAAGATGCTCTGATCATAGCATACTTGATATATGCTTCTTCAGATGCAAACGGATCTTGTTCTATTTTAAATGGTTCAAGTCCTGGTCTTTGAGCATAGCTTCTAGGACCTTGCGCTGTATCTAAATAACTCTTATTAGAAAAGTCTTCTCTAAGATTTTGTGAGTTTACATATACCACACCATCTTTTATCTCAACATCTGTTGAAAGATTCTTAGATAGCTTGACTGGCATCTCATTAAACTCCTGAGGAATTTTTACAATGTTCCCTTTAGGGTCAATAAAGTTAGATAAGTAGTTTTGTAAGATAAAGTTGCTGATATTGTTTTTAAATGCATCAACAAAATTTACCATTCCATCATTAGTTTTCCCAAATTTTGCACCTATTAAACCTTTGTTTTTAGCATTTGTTAAAAGCCCTTGTATATAGTTTGTTGTTTGGTTACCATTTCTAAGAACAAGCATTTGTGAAACTACATCAACAATAATTTTCTTATCTCCTAATGAACTTGTAATACTTTCATTAAAGATTTTATCCTTAGATGCTTTATCTACTTTACTATCGTTATCTAAGGATTCTATATCAAGGTCTCTTAAAATAATTTCTTGAATGTTTCTGAAAAGAGTTGTGTCTGGTTTACCTCTTCTTTTCATCCTACCTACACCTTGGATTTGCTTTTGAATTTCATTAAAATGTAAAAGCATTCCCATAGCAGCTATAGTCTCATTAGCGTTAAACTCACTAGGTTTCTTATCAATAAGGCTATTCATTAACTCAAGAGAATATCCATTCTCATACCGTTCATTAGCTTTTGATGTTGAATTGTAATAAGTTGCATTCTCAGCAGATGGTTTAACGTAAAGAGTTCTTTGAATTCCTGGTAAATTAATATCTATTGTGGAAATTGAATTTAGATCATATGTAGAGTTGTTTATGTTATTTTGTAACTCACCATAAGTCATTTGATAAGGAATATCTTCCCATCCTCTTTTAGTTCTTTCTTTAAAATATACTGTGATTTGATCATTAGCTTGTAGCATAGAAGTAGAAGCATTGAGGTATTGCAGCATGTGCCTTTGTATAACTCTTTTAGTAGCTTCGTATCTTTCATATGGTTTTTCTTTTGCTGCTATACCCATTGATTTAGCAAACGGCCCTTGAATTTTTCTTAACTCTTCAGCATATTCTCTAATGAATGGAGATGATACAAACTTAACTGCATATTCTTCAGTTACACCAGATTTAAATAAATAAAGCATAGTTGGTGCAAGCTCATAATTACCTTGAATATAAAATATCCATTCATTTGCTTCTACGTCAACCCAACCATTTATACCTTGTGAAAATAAATCAGCAATTCTAGTTACTCCATCAACACCATAAATATTAGAAAGAGAAATATTACCGTCTTTAGTTTTGTTGTGCGGCATGAAAAGTCTCATGTCATATATAGGTTCCCCAAATTCTACAAATTTACCTAAATCTTTATCATAATTTGAAGCTTTATATTTTTTAGGTAGAATAACACCTGCTTGATTAAATACAGGATTCATTGCATTCTCACTAGCACCAATACCTAATACTGATTTACCAATAATATTATGTCCGTGTTTAGCTACATTGTATCTTTGCTCAAGTACAGTAGTAGGGCTAATCATTTTTTCACCTTTACCATCTAAGTTTGTAGATTCGCCATTTACTTTTTCATACTTATCAAAGTCACTTACTTTATCTTCAAGTTCTTTTGATAATTCTTCAAGTAGTGCTGTATCATTAGGTCTAACTAAAGAAGCAAAGTTTTCAGGAATTTCAAGAATACCTCTAATGTTTTCAATAAAACTATTTTCAACAGCTTTCTTCTGCAGCTTCATCATTTCTTTTTTGTCTTCTTTAGAAGCCTTATTATATGCATCAAAGAATTGCTCTTTAGTCATATTAGAAGTAATAGCTTTACCATCCTCACCTATATTAGGCATAAATGTAGTTAACTTGTCTACGTCAAAGTCACCACCTGACTTAGCTACAAGTTCTGTAGGTACAAAAATATGAGAGCCTGCAGCTGGATCTAAGAATTCATAGACTTCCATGAACTCCATAGAGTTAAGACCCTGTACAGGAATACGTACAGCAGTCATAGTAATTGCTTTTCTATTACCATCAGTATCTAACCACTGATCATTCTTGATCATATCATTTAACCTATTAATATCTCCAATTGGTTGACCATCATTATGATTAAGATTGTATAGTTTAAAGAAGTCACCTTGCATAGCAATAGCAACTTTCATTGCATTTGTTTTGCCATCTTTACCTGGATAATAAAAAGGTAGTGTATTACTACCCATATATTTCTTAACATCTTCTTCAGAAGGAGTTGTCCACATATTATTGGTAAATGAACTTGCAACTTGTACAAGTGCTTCACCTTTAACTTTTTGGCGTACAAACTTCTTCTCTACAATTGACATTATAGTATCTTCAATTGTCTTAGCATCTAAGAAGTAAGACAAGTCATACTTTAATGAACCGTCCCTATTTGTTTTAAGAGATCTAAGTAAATGTTCAGGATAATCTTTTCTTCTTAAGTTCTCCTTAATTACTTTTAAGAACTTTTCTGGTTGTGTAACACCTTTACCTTCTACATAACCAATCTCTTCCATTAGTTCAGTTTTGAGCAACTCAGTGTTAAATGCTACACTATTTTCATATGCTTTAACTAGCCCAGAATACTGAGGCATGGTCATTGCACCTTCCTCATATAAACCATCAAGAATAAGTTTTCTTAACTGTGTAGAGAATACAACTTTACCTTTATACTTTTTAGGCACATTAGTTACTTCTTTAAGGAAGCCAGCATTAAATGTATTTTTAGTAAATACTACAGACTCATTAAATCTTCCGTTCTCATCATGAGCTCTATCTGGCTCACCATCTGAAGTGAGTGTGCCAACTTTAGAACCTGAATCAAATGTTAGATACTGAATGTTTTCTTCTAACATTCTCTTATGCATCTTATCAAAATCACTACCTGGTTTAATTACACCAGGAATTAATGGGAACAATGCAAACTTATGAAAGGCTGTTACTGGTAATACTGTATTATCTAAGAATGCAAAGTTTTGTAATTTATATGCAGGAAAAAATTCATCAATTGGTTCTGTAATAGGTTCACCATTTATAATCTTTTGAAATAAATTTTCTTGTTCATCACCCCACTTATTCTGAAGTCTCTTTAATGTTCTATAGGCATCAAATGTAATATAACCTTGACCATCACCTTCTTTAATTTCTTCTTTAGTATATTTTTTTACTTCACGATCTACTGTTTTTTTAACTTCATCGGCAGACATGTTTGTTCTTTCAGTATAGAACTTTGTAAGACCTTCTCTAATATCATCTAGATAAACACTATCTCTTCTAATCTCTTGGATTACTGCAGTATTTAATGAGCCATCATATGTAAATTTATTATACTTTTCTGGGAGTGTAGATGCATAGGTTTTACCATTTGCATTAAATTGCTCATTAATATATCTAATAGCAGCAACATCAGTTCTAACTCTACGACCATTAGAAATTAAACCGGAAGTTCTTTTATGAAAGCCTTGTTTAGGATGATCATATTGTGCAATATCACCATAGAATATAACTGATGTCTCTAGATTATGAATCCATGAGTTATACATATAACCCTTCATCAAAAGATTTTCTTTCTGTGCTGCAGTGAACCCAGGAAGATTAAATCTTTCCATTAATTTAGGATCAACGTATTTAGCTTCTTGTAAATAGTCATAAAGCTTTTTAGACTTAGCTTCAAAATAACTTTGAGTTTCCTTAAGAATTTTTTCTTTAAGTGCTGGGTCAGTAGTGATGTAGTTTAAAAGATCTATCTCAGTTGTATTTACTTTAGATAGAATTTCTTTTTTAGTTGTATCAGTTAATATACCATCAAAATAATTAAACTGTTCTCCAGATGGCTTACCATCTCTGCCAGGTTTGTTATATCCAATATAGTTTTTAGCTTCTGGATTGGTTTTAAAGATGTTAATTCTAGCTACTTCAGATGATACATACGGAAGAATTATCTTTTCAATAGCATCTAACTCATCATTAAGATTGAGGAATGTGTCTAAATCAATATAAAGATGTTTATCATCTTTTTTACCAATACCTGGAAACTCAATACCACCATCTATTCTCCATCCAAATGAAGATGACTTAGATCCAGGTCTAAGAATTTCTTGTATACCAGACTTAAGCATGGTATGAAACTCTTGAATGAATTTACTTCTTGGATCTAGATCTGTTGTAGTTGTACCATCTTTACCAGATATTTGAGTACCGGATGACATTTCAACTGCAATTGATCTACCTTCTCTCTTTTTATTACTTGCATCAAACAATGTATTAAATGTTTGAAGATTATTAGTCCAAGGATTTCTTCTTGGGTCTAAGTAACTTGTAATAGATCCTTGCTTAAATAGATCAGTTTTATTTTTAGCAGTATTAAGAGCGTCAACAATTACTGTTAATGTGTTATCAGTAGTATGCTCATTAACTCTTTTCTTAGCTGCATTAAGTACACTGAAATTAGAACTTGTTGCTCCGTACTTATTTTGCAACTCAATAAGTCTACTTACAGCAGTGCTTAATTTTAAACCGTCTATATAAATAGCAGAATTAGGTGCACCGACAACACCTGCTGGAAAACCTTTAGATAAAGTTTCAATTGGATTTGACTTAAATGCATTAATTATTTTCCAAGCTTCTTCTGTAGCATTACCTGATGACTGCGCATCACGAAGTTCTTTTACAGCCTTAAATAAAAATGCAATACTATATTCTTGACGTTTAGCTGGATTACTTAAAGTTTCTTTAATTTTACCTAAATCATCATATTTAAATCCAATAGCTCTTAGGAATTTATATTCAGCATTGTCACCGCTTTTCAGTGTACCATCAAGAGCCATAAACTCTTGAACAATAGCGTTTAGATTTAAGATGTTATTATTAAATTTATCTTTAGTAATAAATTTATTTGGCTTCTCTGCTTTAAATAAACTTGTAAACTTTCTTTTAGTACTACCAACATCCATTGAAGTATTAGTTACCTCAGTAGTAGTACCTGACTTATCTTCATTTACAAGTAATTGTATATACTTAACTCTTGGAAGACTAAATGCATTCCAAAAAGAAGTAGTAATACTAAAGCTTGTACCATTCTTATGGTCTTCAACTTCTGGATTAGGTAATTTATAGTCTACAAGTTGCTTTAATTCAGGATACGTAGCAGATGCTGCAAGTATTCTATTATAGATTTCCTGTGGATCTTTGGCACTGTTAGTTGATCTTACAAGTGCATTCCACACCTTTTTAAAACTTGCTCTCTTTTTGAAACCAAGTCTGTCATACTCATAGTTACCAGCTTTATTCAAAGCAAATAAACTCTTGAGCATGTAGATTACTTCATTATCAGCTAACTGTTGAAGAGTAATATCCCCTACGCTAGAGTTAAAATTTTCTCCACCTTCCTCATTCTTATCATTATTAGCTTCTTCAGTATTTGATTCTGGATCTGATTCTTGTAAAGCAACTTTTTTATTAATGATGTTAAAGTCTGAATGTTCTTTGTGAAACTTAATTACATTATTCCAGTTTTTAATAGCAGTTTGGAAAATTCTTAATCTATCAAGATCTTGTTGTTCAGCAAAGTCTAAATCTGGTTGAGTAGTTCCCGCATTTGGGTTCTCAATAATCTCAGTGTAATTTGTATCATTTTTATAAGCTTCAAACTGAGCTCTAGCTTCCTCAATACTATTTACAATAACAATGTTTGCAGGAGTCTTATCTACACCCTTAATTGATTTGTGAGTATAAAAGTCTCCAATAACTTCTGCATCTTTGTAAATCTCTCCTTTAACTCTTTCACCTTTTTTACTGTCTAGGTTAAGATTGTCAAAGTCTTCAATTTGTGTTCTAAGAAAAAAGTATTCATCATCTCCTTTAGAATTCTTAATTACAGCAATTGCATTTTTAGAAATTTTATCAAGAGTGTTTAAAGTATTAAATGGAGTAGCTGGTTTAACAGGAAGCTTATCCTTAATGGCATCAACTCTATCCTGAAGTTCTTCTTTTAAGAATTCATACAGAACAGTTTTATTATCATCCTTTAAAAGAATATTAATTGAACCACTCTTATTTGCATCAGCTCCATTATGTTCTTTAGTATAGAGATAAGCATTATCAATTTCTTCTGAGATTAATGAATCTAATGCATTAGAAAGATCTAATGAGTCTCTATCATTAAGAGCATCTTCTTTATAATCACCTTGTTGTCTAACCCCACGGTTAAGCATGTCCCATTGAACATTGTCAACTAATGGAGTATAATCATTAAGTAACTCTGGATTGTTAGATGCAAAGTATAGTTTATTAAACAACTCTCCTGCTACACCATAGGTAGAAATTTTCTGTGGTTGTATTTGGTTAGCTAAAGATTGTTTCCCGGTAAATAACTTTTTCAAGAAATTAAGTATTCTTCTAAATAAAGTATTTCTTACAGGGGCACCTTTTTTAGTTTTTGGAGAAAGAGCATAAGATCTAAAGTCCTCTGCTAGTACTTCTTCAATAGCGCGTGCAGATAGATTTTTAAACTTAGGATCAGAATTTCTAACCTCATTATATAATTTTAATTTCTCTTCTCTTGTCAAGAATAACTGAGAGAATACGTGCCATGCTTCATGGTAAGTGTCTACCATTGAACCTTTAGTAGCTTCATTGATAAGGATCTTACCAAGTTTACCATCTAAATTTTGTTCAGCAAGAAGCTCAGAACCAGCTGCAATAAATCTTGCATATACATTAGAGTTAACAATGTTTGCTACATGTTCTAATGAAATGAATTTAGAAAGCGGAGAATTATTCCACCATGTAGTTGCAGCATCTATTTGCTCTTGTGTAACTTCATTAGATAACTCAGCAGATCTATCTAATTTAAATTTACCATAGTCTCTCTTAAATCTTCTTGATACAGGAGAACCATCTGAAGGTTGTGTTGTATTAGATGGATTAATATATTCTTCTTGGTCAGCTTCAACTTGATCCTCTGGCAATGTATTAGGTGCGGGTGTAACTTCATCTAATTCTATAGCTTGTTCTGTTTCTGCTGCAGCAACTGTTTCAATTGGAATACCTCTTGAATCTTCAGTTTTAAAATCTCTTTCTCCAAGTGAACCCATATCAAGAGCACCACTCTTCTTTGAGTCTACACGAGCTTTAACTGTATCTTTAAATAAGAAACCACCATCTATAACATCTTCTACAGTCAAGTAATAAGTATCTCCTATATTTACTATTGATTTTGCACCATAAAATCTATGTTTGCCTTCTTGCCCTTCTATAACAACATCATAGTTATAAGTGCTTGGTCTTTTATCAGCATACTGTTTTTCAATTACATTAGTGACTTTAACTTTAATAGCTTTAGGTTCAGCATCTTTAATGACCTCAACCATGTTATCTTTAAACTTACGTACTGCTGATCTTGAATCTTCTTTAGCTCTTTCTTGTGCTTTATTTACTTGAGAAGATCTTGCATCAGGAATAGCAAATCTAATGTATGAGTTATATAACGGTAACCCTGCAGTTTTAGAAATTAAAATTTTAGGATTTAATCTTGTAAGAAAATCTTTATACGTACCAGACTTAACTAGTTTACCATCTACATAGTCATAGAAGTCACTAGTTAATCTATTATTCATATAGTTTAGTTTAGCACCAAACTTTTTTACATTACCATCTTTAACAGAAGCCTTACCTCCATTTAAAATTTCTTTAATCTTATCAATACTTTGTTGACTACCATCTAATGGAACAAAGTTTACTTTATTAACTAATTGCTTATTAGCATTGAGCTCAGCTAAAGTATAATCAGCATAAACAAAAAATGGTTTACCGGATTTAGATTTAACTAATTTATGTCTTCTTGTTGAAGTTACAAATGAAGTATCTTGTTTTTCTTTATCAGTTTTTAAGTTAACTACTTCATCATTAAAAAACTGATTGTAGAAAAGAATTTTATCGTTGTTACTAATAGTTTGAGACTGTAAGACTTGTGCTATTTTCTCAGAAACATCTTTAGGGATATCTGTTCTATCAACAGGAAATGTTTCACCATTTATAGTAATAATGGCAGTACCAGAACGTAAACCATAAGCAGGCTCATTAAGTATTAAAAAAGTATTGATTGCATCTGATTGCATTGCAGCAACATCAGATAAATTAATATCTTGCTTAACTCTTTCATTTAATACCCCTACACTAGCTCCTGTAACAAATAACAAAGGAGCCTTACTCTTCATTGCTTGTTGCTTAAGGTCATATAGTTGTTTAAACTGAGTTTGTTGTTGTTTATCAATAGTAGCAATAAGCTCTTTAAATGTAGTATTTTCATTAGCCTCATATTGAGATATAGATTTATATCCCATAAGTCTAATTGTATTAATAGCCTCATCTTTAGGACTAATAATCTGATCTTCTTTATTGTAAATGTCTCTTACTGTAAATCTATTGTTTTGGAAACGTACATCCCGCATCATTTGATACACAGGTTTACCAAAGTTTTGTTTGGTAGTAACATCTCCATTTTGATTAAAGTATATTGTATTACCTGTTTCATCAGTAAGCACAAGAGCAAATAACTGATTTAATGGAGTAACATCATTCTTTTTTGTTTCCTCATCTGAGATACCAATCATTCTACCAACAAGAGCATCTGTCTCTGGAGTTCTTTCATCTCTTGGTACTGAGGCAAGATTAACAACTTTTAATCTTAAAAATTTACCTTGGTAATTTATAGTAGAACCAATTGCTAAATCTTTTGCAATATTTTGAATCTTTGATATAGTAAGTTTAATATATGTCTTACTTGGATCTGGAGTTTCAATTACATCTTCAGCTTTATCATTAGGGTTCTTTGTAAGAAACTGTTGTAATGTACCGGACAAAGCTGTGCTTGCTTTTAATCTATCATCTGAAGCTTCTGTAATTGGTTCTGGAATCTCATCCTCATAATCTTCTTGTGATGGAGTGTTAGCTTCATAGTCTGATAAAGCATCCATAGCTTCAGGAGTAAGCTCAGTATTGAACCTAGCATTAACTGCTTGCCATCCTGTATCTGGATTTCTATAAGCTTTAGCCATAGCACCTAAGTTCACACTTGGGTCAATCTCAACAACATCTATAAGCTTAGCTGCAATAATATTAGCTAAGTACGGAAACTGTTGCATGTATTGTAATGCATTATCAACACCTTGCTTCTCTGCAATATTCTGGTATAGATAATCCATATACCCATTAATGTCAAAAACTTCCCCTTGAGGAAGCGTTGACATTTTTTTGTAGATTGCTTTTGCTAATGCATCAATATGTTTAGGACCAAGTGCGCAAGTAATTGCCATTATTCACAAATTTCTAGGTTAAATAAATCATTTTCTAAACCTTCAAGTTTAGAATTCTTAACAGTTTCTTCTAAGTTGTCTATGTCTGTTTTAGCATATGCGGATGCTGCATTAGTTCCTTTAGATAAGAACTCTTTAACTTCAGGAGTGACCTCAACAACTGTTTCTGTGTCTTTCATAGTAGGTAGTTTTTGTTTTTCTACAGTGCTATTTTCTAGTTGATCAAAGGTAAGAAAAATAGTCTCCGTTCCATTAACTTTTTGAAGTTTTACACCACTTTTTTCAATAGCAGTTATAGTAACTGGAGTGGCTTGAGTTGCCCATGCAGCTTGAGATGCAAGAGATTTAGTAATGACTCTTGACCCATATTCTTCTGATGGAATACCTTCTTTAACAATGCGCTCAAGAATAGACTTAGGAAGAGCATCAATAGTCTTATTTTTATAACCCATTTGGTTAAGCATTGACCTTAACTCAGGATTAATTTCTGTTACTACTTGGATACCTTCTTGAGTAGATTCTTCTAAAGCAGCTAGTTCTGCATCATATTTAGCATTAATTTTATCAGCATTTGGAATTAACGGAACAGTTATTATATCAGAAATATTATCACCATCTATAATCCACTCTTGAGCATCTTTTTCAGCGTTACCTGTCAGCTCCTCAGCATTAATAGCCTTTGTATTATTAACTATGTATAAAGTAGGATTGTTTTTTCCATACGTTAATGCATAGTTAATAGCTGTCATAGGAGTAGCAGAAAAGCTAAAACTTCCTTCAGGAATTCTAACTCCCATAGACTGAGCAACTCTACGCATATCTACGTTAGAGTACTCTCCAGTTTGAAAAAACTCTCTTTTGAACTTGTCAAACTTAGGACCTCCATGAAACAATACATTATTTATAGCCCATCCTTTACTTTTTACAGCATTCTCAATCTGACTTTCTAAAGCTCCTTTATTATTGTCAAAGGTTTTGTTTAACTCTTCTTGTCTTCTTCTTTCTATATCAGCTTTTTTAGCTTCTATATCAGATGGTGGTCCAACAATATCATCTAAGTCTGCAGTCTCTGCTGCATCAACAAAGCTATATGTAGCTACAGGAGCTGTTTTATCTGTTACATCTGTTACACCAGAAAAATCTTCTGATGTTGCAGCTGTTGCTTCAGCTTTAGGAGATCCTGGTGTTGCACCCTCAAGAGTATTCTTAGCTACTATATCTTCAGCTACATCATCTAATAACTCATATAGATATCTAATTTGATCATAGTATTTATCAGCTGCCGCTTCAAGTTGACTTAATCTTGTGCGTTCTTGATCCTGTACTTTCTCTAAGAATTCTACATCATCAATAGTTTCTAGAACTGCTTGTTCAAGACTATCATACTGAGCTTTTAATCCAGCATATGAATCAGCTTTTGCAATAGAATTAGCATTGGTAGATTTAATTAAAGCACCAAGTTCATCTTTAGATAAAATTTTGAATCCGGTTTTCTTTTGGAAATCTGTCATTGTCTTATATCTTGAGTTCCAAACATTTAGATACTCTTTCAAATAAGCCACAGATTTAGAAATAGCATTCTTCAGAATAGAGATTAACTTTTCTACTGTAGTAAGTTTCTTTTCTAACTTAGAAATCTTTTGGCGGATATCAGCCCTAGTAAGAATACTAAGATTAGGATCAGCTATCATATTATTATAATAGTTGATCTGGTTAGTAAGATCTTTCTTATTTGCTTCTACTACTTTAAGGTCTGCCTTAAGTTCGGCAATTTTAGCTAGTGTATTTTTTGCAAATTCAAATTCTCTTTCTACTTGAGCTTTAATATCTCTTTTTAGAATTCTAGTCTTAGGTCGGTTCTTGTATTTAAAATCTACAATAGCCTTAATCATTTCAGTAACTTGCTGAGCATCACCCATTGCAGCTTCAAGTTGTACACCTGTAAGCTCTACACTATTGTCAAGTAATTCTTGTAAATGTTTCAGTGTATCTTTAATAGCACTTTCATCTGAAGCAAGTCTATTTTTCTTTTCAGTAAGTAATGCAACCCTTTTAGCAAGAGCTTTCTTAGCTCTTTCTCTTCTTGCTTTAATATCTTTATTGATACCTTCTACACTTTGTGCAGGTTCAGCTTGCGGTTCTTCTACTGGAGTTTCTTCAGAAGATGTTTCTTCTTTAGCAATTGCTTCAGCTTCAGCATTTTTTGTAATATATCTTTGAACTAAATCAAGAGTAAACTTCACTCTTAATGCAGTTTCTTTCTCTTCATTTGTTTTTTCAGAATTTGGTTTCTTGTTAAGTCTATCATATTGAGACTTTAATTTTTTAGCTAAGTCTTTAACTTCAGAAAGATCCATTGTTTCAAGATCATATGTTTGTCCTTCAAATTCAATTTCAGGAGCACCATTAGCTTCAGCAAGTCTTTGAGCAGCTTCATCAAGTTTCTCTATATTATATTCTTCAATGATATTTGCAGCAACCTTATTAGTTTTTATAAAGTCATCAAGCATGTTTAATATCTCAACATCCTCCATTTCAGAAACTTGCTCAATTAATTTTTCATCAGTTTCTATGTAACTATTGAATGCATTACTTAAACGTTCTTGTAACTCTGGATCCATAGATTCATATGGAGAATTAACAGTAAAGCGTACATATTCATTTTGTTGTAACTGTACATCATCCTCAAGCTTTTGGATATTAAGTCTAATAACATCTTGCTTTCTTTCAGAGTATTGATTCTCTAATTTTTTAACTTCAACTGGATCTGGTTTAAGCTCTACTCTATAGATATCCCCGGAAGTAAATCCTCCATTAAATTCATCTATAGTAATTTCCTCACCATTCTTGTCTCCAAGTTTTAATACATTACCATCTTTGTAAACAGTAATCTCAGATACATCTTTACCCTGTACAAGTTTAGCATCAATATAATCTCCGTCAGCTAACTGCTCAGAGAGTTCTTCTATTGTAGCTAGGTTATTCTTTAACTGTAGTTTACCTTTCTTAGTTACTCTTTCTGATTTTGGTAAAGCTTCAATTTCTCTAGAGAGTTCAACATCAAGATTAATTAACTCAGCATTAAGCATGTCATCCAAAGTTCTTGCATAAGTTCTTGGATCTTGCATCTTAAGTCTAAGAGCCTTGTCAAATAGATCTATGTACTCATCATAATCTGGGTGACCTTCTCTAATTACTGCTTTTCTTGTTGCGTCAAAAAACTCATTAGGAAAAGTACCATTTCTTTGGAACTCATATGCATCATCTGCACTAATAAATATATTCTTATCAGCAAGTTTATTTAATAGAGTGTTAAGTTCACGAAGATCTATTTCTTGATTAATTAAATTCTCATAGTAATCTTTTCTATTATCATAAAGTTTCTGCATCCATGTGTAGTTTCTTTCCACATGTTCAGTAAAACTTTTTGGATTATGGAGCATATTAACATAAGAAGATAAAGTATTAGCTTCTCTTCCTAGTCTATAGTTATCCATTAGTAATTCAAAAGCTTCTTCTGCTTTGCTATCAAAATAATCTTCATCATTAAGATTAGCAATAGATCTTAAGTATTCTTTGTAGGCTACTTCAAGATCCGCTTCTGCTCTAGTTGTATTTTCTTCAGACTTAGATTTAACTCTCAGTTGTCTGTCAATTTCTGCTCTTGCTTCTGCTTCAAGTTCTTTTGGATCAATAGCATTACCTTCATCATCTACTTGATTATCAAATAGACCTTGGCTACGCATCTTCTCAATCTGAGCTTCTTTGTCTATTACATTGTATTTAAAGTAATAGTCATAAGCCTTCTTAAGTTCTTTAACAGCTTCAATCTTTCTTTCTCTCTTAGATATTTCATCTGGAGAAAGTGTATCTCTTTGTGAATCTAACTCACTTTGTAAAAGTTCAGCTTCATTCTTAAGTCTAGATGGATTAAATAAAACTTGAACTTCAGAGTCTGTCATTTTGGATAATGGCTTTTGACTTCTGATAGTTCTTTCAATACTATCCATTCTCTTACGAGCGTTGTCATAGCTTTCATTCATGAATATAGCATTTGCTTTTGCTACATCCCATGCTGATGAAAAGATTGCTGCTTTTTTATAAGCATCTGTACCTTTTTCATATCCACTTAAATCCACAGGATTAGGATATCTAGATTCCATTTGCTCATATCTTTCAGATATCTTATCAACTCTTGTAAGAACTTCATCTACTCTTTGTTGATATTCAACACCCTTACCTTTTTCTAAACCAAACTCTGTTTCAATTTCTTCTGGAGTCATTTCCTTAACTGCAGCAATGTTATCTCTAAAGAAACCAATACTATTAGTTTGTAAAGCTGAAGTTACAGCACTAACTAATGCATGATCTTCAGCATCAAGAGTTTGTTTTTTATTACCAGAGTTTCTAATATCTGCTATTTTATTTTGTGTAGCATAATTAAAAATCTTTGAGTCAAAGAATTGTTTAGGATCTGAGTATAAAGCATTTAATTGAGCAGCTACTTGTTTACCGTAGTTAGCTTTCTTTTCTTTATAATCTTCAAATGCTTCAGCATCAAATATTTTATTATAACCTAAACTTAACCACTCAACACTTTTGTTTAAAGGTTTAGCAAACATACCCATTACAAAACCAGATGCAAATGTTTCAAATCCTTTTTCAGTAAATGGATTTTCTTCTGCCCACTTATCTGCAAAATAAGAGTACTTATCTCTCATTGCATTGGTAGTTGAGCCTTGGGCATATAAATAAGATCTTACTGCCGGATTATTAAAGGCATCAGTATAGTATCCTTCCATTGCACCTGCAATAGTCTCTTGTAAGTTCTCCTGAATACCCTCAGTAACATTTGATTTAAAATATCCTACAGATCCTTTAATTCCCTTTATTGCAAAATCTTTAGTAGCCGTTTTAAAACCTACATCTTTCAATGTTTCCATATAAGTTTTAAAACTACCATCAAGATATTTAAACTCACCTTTGGTTAATTTACCAGCAGCATCTTTTGCTTTTTGGAAAACAACCTTACCAGCATTTTTAAATTCTAAAATATCTTCTGTAGCATTTCTTAAAAACTTACCTGCTCCACCCTTAGGGTTTATAATATTAGGAAAAGTAATTTTATTACTACCATATATGAGGGCTGTGTTCCAAGCAATTGTTTCTGCAGAAGCAGCTTTAGCTTGTTGTTCAAATGCCTTTTGGATTTCATTAGATGGAGCTTTGCCATTCTTCTCATAGTATTTGTCATATAGACTATCATACACAGAGTTCTGAACCATACCGCCTTCAAGTCTTGCTTCAGCAAGAGCAAGGTTAATACCTTTAACATCTCTATAGAATCCACCAGCTGTTTTAGATAATGCAGCAAGACCTGATAAGTTATCAAACTTACCAATCTTATACACATCTGCTACTGCTTCAAATGTATTTGTAAGAGGATTAAAGAACTGACCTACTTTACTATTTGCGGCCTTATAAAAATTTCTTGCATTTTGTGAGTTACCTAAAGCTTGAAGACTACTTCTAAATAAATCACCGCCTTTGTCAAGCATGGTAAATTTAGAAAAACCTTTTCCAATTCTTTGTAAGTTAGCTGCTGTTCTTGCTGCCAATACTCCACCTGTAGTACCACCGGTTACTCCAGTAATTAATGCTTCTGCTGCAAACTCTGCTACAGCTTCTGTCATAATACCTGCTGTATAACCAAAGTTCATCAAAGCATTATTCATAAATCCACCTACACCACCTTTGGTAGATTGACCTATACCAGCTGCTTCTTCATATAATCTAGCATCTTCTGTGTCTCCGCTAAGATCACCTTGAAGAAGTTTAAAAAGACTCTTAGGTGCTGACTTAAATCCTTGCCATGCTAATGGAAAGAATGAGTACTGCATCATTCTAGTAAAGTCATTCCAACCTGTAGTTCTTTCATTAAAGACAGCTTCATTGTCTCTTAATGGAGTAAAACCAATCTCATCAAATTTCTTTTGACCATATGCAGCATATCTCTTATAATAAGAGTTACCACTAGAACCTGCATTGTAAGAATACATCTTAGCGTACTGGTTCTGATCTTGATTACTTTGAAGAATAGATTTACCATAATCATGTAAACTACTTTGAATATCTTCAAACCTTGGTGTCTTACCTTTAGGTCTAACTATATTTTTTTCAATGCTTAAGTTAGGTCTATCTATAGAATCAAAAGAGGGAATAGGAGAATTATAATTCCCAGCCGTAGGAAAATTAATTTCAGGCATAGATATTCTATCTCCCTCAAAAGGTTTATAGCTTTGTATATCTATGTTAGGTCTGTTTATTCCACCAAACTGTGGTCCTAAAGAATCTAATGCGCTAAAGTTATCAGTATTATTTTCACTGGCCATTATAATAATATTGATTTGTTAGTTTTACTTGATCAAAATAGTCAAATGCCAGCTCATTTCTATTTGAAGTAAGATTGTTACCAAATTGAGTTTGAGTCTCTGTCATTGTAGTTAACACATATTTATTAGTTTCAGGATTCCAAACTGGATACTGTGTAGTTACTGTATAGTCTCCTGTACCAAATTCATTCTTTGTAATATCAATTCTAAATCTACTATCTAGTGGGTCTGAGTAAGTATATTTACCTTTTGAATCTACATATGCAGAGAGTGGATCTTTAAAGGAAGCATTGTACATACTATTATTCATAGACTTAGCATCCGTCATAATGTTAATACCATTCTTTAAGATTGCCTGTGCTTCTTGTTGAGTAAGCAAATTATTCTTTTGATCTTTATCTGTAGATACATATTGCTTAAGCCATTCATTTGTTGGCTTAATTATTATAGCAGCTCTTTTTGTACTACCTGTTGCAACTGGTGCAACACCTAATGTAAATGTTCCAACTTTTGATTTAGGTGAGTTCATGTCTGCTTGTAACTGAGACAACAATGCAGCTGTCTTAGCATTTTTAGCTCCACCGACTTGTTCCCAGTTTGATTTAGAATAACCTTGGAAAGAAGATCTTACTTTAGTTGTATCACCAAAGTCTAAGTTTCTTAAATCATTATAAACTTCACCATAGTATTTTCTACCATATGAACTTCTTGGATTAATTTGAAGAGCTGTTGCACCTTCAGAAAATACACCAGTACCTTTTGTATAAAATTCTGATAAACCTACAACAGGTTTTCTTACAACTTTTTCAGATCTCCAAGCTTCATCAGCTGCAGTTAACATATCTTTATAGTCAACATTTGCGCTTCTACCTGTTTTATTAAAAACAGCAGCTTTAAATTCTTTCTCACTTCTAAGTGTACCTGATTGGTCATATAAGAATGCAGCATCTCCGTATCCACCTTTCATAAGTTGTCTTTCAACAGCTTTAGTAGATTCTTGTCTCCAAGCTTTATCTTCTTTTACATAGTTGATATAATCCTGAAACTCAACATTAGAAGCTACAATTTGCTTAGCTCTATCACCTCTTTTAAGTTCAGATAACTGTGAATTAGATCTAATCCAGTTGTCATATCTATCCTTAATGTTTTCAAGATCTTTTGTTCCAACTTCTCTGGTTAAGAAAGCTACAGGATTGTTTTGTAGTTTCTTGTTGAATTCAGTAAGACTAATGTTTGGATTCTTGTCATAGTGTAAGATCTCATTTAATTTTTGTTTTGAGATTTTACCGTTGTTATACAATTCAAACAATGTGCTAACTGTAGTCTTAGCCCAAGGCATTGCAGCATCAGTAGTTTTCATCTTAACCATATCACGGCTAAGACCAATAACATTCTGTTTATCTGTTGCGGATCCTTTAGCATTCTTAATTACAAAGAAGTTCTTTTGATCTTCATAAGCAGTAGCTTGATTATTTTCATCATAGTAGTGAGTACCTGCCGCAACTCTTGCTTTGTCAGCTTCTCTTTTAGCTGCCATGTTTTCTTTAAGCATTGCAACTTCTTTAGCTCCTTGAATACGCATCTTAGTAAGTGCGGCATTCTGTTGGAACTTCTCCTCATTTACCTTATAGATATTTGCATCAAGATCTACTTTAGAGTTTCTATAAGCAAGAACATGAGCTGCTTCACCTAATGATTTTTGCATTAATGAAGAAGCAACACCACTATCTACTTTATATCTTAGCGACTCAATATCACCATAAGGATTTTTAAACCCATTAGAGCCAGCAGCATTATCTACTTGACCACCATTAAGTAAATCATTTTCTTTCTTAGCTCTATCAAGAACTTGACCATTAATGTCTTTGTTCATTTTAAGAGCTTCAAGTTGCATCTTAGCATCTGGACCTGCGGTACCATTATCTATTTGCTTTTGAATATCTGCTATTCTTGTATCATACGTACCTTGATTCTCTTGGAGTTGCATGTACCGTAGATTGTTTTGTGCTTTGAGAACAGTAAACTGATTCTCTAAATACTTCATCTCTGCAGCATTCTCATCTCCATTAAACTGAGCAGCATTAGTTTTAGCATATGTCTTTCTGTCTACATATGCCTGTGTCTTATACATCTCCTGTACAGCAGGGTCATTACCTAATCTGGATTCAAATAACTTAGTCAATGGTTCTTCAAGTTGCTGACCATTTTTAGATTTGATAATCCATCTACCATCTTTACTAAAGTTTGCAGACTCAATATCTCCAAAGTCTTTAGCAATATCCATAGCCTTTTCTTGAACATCTACAAATGGAGTATATGCTACATTACCAAATGAAGAAGCCTTAGCATCATCTACATTCTTAAATTCTTCTTTAAGATATTGCATAGCTGCTACACCAGTACTCCAGTATTGCTTATTTCTTTCTGGATCTGAAGAACCTTTAAGAGCTTCTGCTCTACTCATTTCAGAGTTAAAGTTCTTTGTCCAAACCATATCTTTTATGAGATTCTTATCTTCATAAAATGGTTTGAAAACCTGTAGTGCTTGATTTGCATTTTGCTCTAGAGATAAATCCATCTGAGAAACTCTCTGTAGATTAAACTCTGCATTTTTAATATATTGGTCCCTATTAGTTACGTTACTCTGTCTTGTAAGATCAGCGTAATAATATTTGCCGTACATGTCATTTAAAGCTTTCCAGTTATTGTCATACTGGGTTTGCTTTGTTTGCATTATATTACCATAGAAGTTTAAGTCAGGCTGAAAAGGCTGAAACTGTGGTATATAATCCGTGACACCCTGTAGGTAAGTTGCCATAAGTTCTTTCTTCTATATTATAAATATATCAAAATTTTTTAAGTTTAGTAAACTTAAAAAGTTTATTGTTAGAGAGTTACAGCTGGAAACACTGTATAAATAAATCCTCCGTCTTCAAACATTGTTGGTCCACCGAACTTTTTAGTAGCAAATCTTGCTTTAACTGCAGCTGAAATTGCATCTTTTGAAAGTCCAGCTTTTTCTAAATCTCTGATATATTCAATATCATCTTGAGAGGCTTTATTTGGAGTTACTGTTTTTGGTGTTGGAGTATATTGTACTCTACCTCCAGATAGTGGATCCACTTGATAATTAGGATACATTTGGTTTAATGCATCTGTCTTCCATTTATTTGTAAGTGCTGTATTGTATGCTTGACGCATATTAGCAGCAGCTTGTCTTTTAGCATTATCAAACTGTTGTTGTCCAATAATATTTTTATCATACAATCTAGCAGCAATTTGTTGATTCATTGCTGCCTCTTGATTTCTTACACCAACCTGATTTGCTTCAAACTGATTTGCAATACCCACATTTTCATTATCAAATTGACTACTAACATTAGAAGCATCCTGTGCACGTTGACCTTGAATTGCCATTAGTCTAGCAGTATTTTGTGGTCCAGCAAATTGAGCAGTAGCTTGTGAAGCAATATTAGCAGCAGCAGCACCTTGAGCTTGTCTTTGTGTTTGATCTTTAAATGTTGGTCTTGGTTCTTCTAAGTCTGCCCTTGGTTCCCAAGCATTTCTTTTTCTTAATCCCATTCTATCACCAAAAGCTCCAGCAGCATTAATTATATCTTGTTGCCAGAATTCAGCATTTCTTTGAGGAGCTGCTTGAAAAGAAGAACCTTCTGTAGTTTCTTCAGACTCACAGATACATTCTTCTTCTTTTTCTATTTCAAAGATTTTAACTTCTCCAGTTGTAGGATCAGTACATTTACACTTTTTCTTACCTGGGATAGTTGAAGGTGTTTCTTCTAAATCAAAAACTTGTAAAGTTTCTTTTTTTGCAGATGCTTCTGCACTTACACATCCTGCAAATTCACCTGCTCTTGCTGCAGAAATCCATCCTTTTGCAATTGCATATGCAATTGGTTTTTTTGAAGCTTTAATTTTTGCACAAATATCTCTTTCGTATTTTTCTTTATCTGTTGCAAGATTAGTAACTTTTGATTTTTTAATGTTACTAAAATCTTCTTCTTGTTCTTCAACAGTACCTATTGCATAAACTTTTTTACCGTCTTTTGTTGTAATTTCTGTTGTACCATCTGGTAATGTTTTTACTCTTTCAGGTTTTACTTTACCAGAAGCAATATCTTTTTCTAACTCTTCTTTTGTTTTGGGTCTAGCTTTACTTCCACCTTTTTGATAATAACCACCAAAAGCATATTCAGGATAGAAACCACCCATCTCCATACCATATGCTGCCATTGGAGCTTGTTGCATCATCTCTGGTGAAGGAGGAGCCATCTCTTGAGGTGCACTCATCATTGAAGGATCTTGCATCATTCCAGCACCTTCTTGTGGCATTGCAATAGGTTGTCCATCAGGCATAGTTTGTGGAGCCATTTGCTCTTGAGGCATTTGTTGTTGAGCCTGCATCATTTGTGCTTCTTGCTCTTTTTGTGCTGCAAGTTCTGGAATAAGATCTTCTTCAGCAATCTTATTTGCTTCCATGTAAGGTTGAGCAATAAGTGGAATACCTTGTGGAAAACCTTTCTTAGATTCTTGAGCAAGAGCTAATGCACCTAATTTCATTACATAGTTCTTAATCATTATCTCAGCAGTATTCCTAGAAATCTTATCTGAGTTAGGATCTTGAAGTATCTTTCTGTATTTATTGATATCATATTGTTTAGAAAGCTCTGCCGGTGTATAACCACCTTTCTTAGCAGACTTATTAAACATTTTTAAAATCTTAGGATCAGAAATCCCCATAGACTTTGTATCACTAAAGATAAAGCTATCATCCGGCAAAGCTAATGGTACACCACCTTGAGAGTGACGAGGACCTACAATAGTTTTAAATGATGGCATTGTGCTACCATCAAGATCCCCTACTACAGTTTCTCCACCTTCTGCTTCTAAGTTTGCTACCTCTCTAGGTACAGCAGTTAATGTTCTAGAAACTTCAGTTCTAGGAGCACCAATATATGCGTTATAGTCTGCACCACCAAAGGCAGGTACATCATTTGCTAAAGAGCCTTGTACTTGATATCCAGTTCTTGCTTTAGGAACTGCTTTAATTCTAACTTTTCTTAACATGTTACAAAGTTATAGATATTCTACTTGACCACCATTGGCCATATATTGTCTGATCTCATCATCTGTCATATAGACTTCATCTCCCTCAACATAATCTGGATCTTCTCCAAAAGAAATGTCACCACCATATTGTTTAGATCTACTACCCCATACTTGACCTTGCGCACTTGGTTGGTATAGTCCAGCTTCTGAATAGTCTCCTACATCTTTACTTGGATCAGAAGCATAAATATTATCTGAAGTAAAATTATCATAGAAATCTTGAGCAATTCTGGCATCATCCATTTTGTTCTTCATTCCAGTAATACCTCTAATGCCTGCATTAGCAAGATTCATTCCTGCTTGTAACTGATCATTAGATAATCTATTTCTTACATCTACAGTAACATCACCTGAGTATGCTCTTTGAGCTTGATCACTATTAATTTGATTAGGATCTTGTGTATATTGTTGAGGTTGATTTAAATTAAATCCTCTATTATTATTTAAGTCAGCCCAATTAACTTGACCTTGTGCACCTTGAATACCAGGATTTAATGTAATCATATCTACATTTGACTGGCCAACAAGAGCTGGGTTATCTGTATATACCACAGGATTAGCTCCAATAAAACCACCATCATCATAACGACCAGCCCAATTAAAAAATTGTTCTCTTGTAAGAGGAGCTTCTTTAGCCATTCCTGGTTCTGTAGGATAACCACTATTATAGAAATCTAAATAATTTTCATAACTAGTGCCTGATGGTTCAGTAGATTGCCTTTCTCTATAAATATTAGGACGTGTTTGTGGCATAGATCCATAATCCGGTAAACCAGAAGGATTTTGAGACAGAGTACTAAAGTCTTCTAACTGATTAGCAGTTAATTGTGGTGAATAACGACCAGGACTCATATAAGTATTAAACAATTCTAGATTTCTCTGTCTTTCAACTTCCATTGGATTTTGAGAAACAAAATTGCGTTGTGGCATATCAACTCTACTTGGTAACTTTCCAAGAGGCATTGGCTGTAAAGGATTAGCTTCAATTCTACCTACCTTTCTTGTAGGTATTGTTTCCATTGGATTATCTCTATAATATTGTTGAGCTGCTTCTTCTGCATTTCCAAATTTTCTTTCTCCTCTTGCTGTTTGTCTAGCCGTTTGTCTTTCACCTTTTCTAATAGCTCTTGCTGATTTAAAGTCTAAACCTTCTGTATTAGTTCTAGTATCAGTATTGGTAGTAGAGGCTTGTGGTGGAGTTTCTTTTTTAGTATCCGCATCTTTACCATCAGCTGGTTTGTTTAAACTAAACTGTGCAGCTGTAGGATTTTTTCCTTCACTAGAAAGACCATAGGTAACACTGTATTGTTTTGGTCTACCAAACATTCCTGTTTTATTAACAGTAATATCTTTTATATAAGTACCATCTGGTCTTACATATCCTTGCATTTGTTGACCTCTATCATCTCTAATTCCTGTAATTTGATTTACTCCACCATATTGGAAATAAGGATCAGTAACATCTTTAGAATTAGTATAGTCCATATCTGCTTGATTAATATATGATAGAGAAGGATCTTCATTGCCCCCATATATAAATCTTTGTAGATACTCCATATTTTGAAGTTGATCAAAGTCCACTACCCCACCTTCTTCTTGACCAAATAATGTTTTATAAAGAGAAGGATTAGATTTTTTTAATTTAGCAGCTTCACCAGGACGGCTATAGTTAAGTCTTAAGGCTATAATCTGAGTATTAGATAAACCACTTGTGTCACCTTTTTTAACTTTATCAGCTTCTTGTTTAATAGCAACATTTTGTTTTGCTCTCTTTACATCTTCTTCAGTAACTTTACCGATTGGATTAGCATTCACATCAACAAGCATTCCTTGTGGCTGTAACCAGTTAGCTCTTTGATTTTCAAAATACTGTTGATTAACAGCAATTGCTTCATCTCTAGACTTAGGTGCAACAAAGCTTTGAACACCTTGTTGTACATTAGATAATCCTGGAGTAGCATTTACTGTTCTAAAGTCTAATGGTTTAACATTAGGTCCGGCTTCATACCTTTTAGTTGCAGGATTAAAGCCATACCATTTATCTCCTTCTGGTCTTCCCCATTTGTCTCTTTTTACATTAGATGTAACTACTGGCTTAGTAATTACTTTAGGTGCAACTGGTTGTTGAGTTTGATTAGTTGTTGTAGTAGCACTACCACCACCTCCTCCTGTATTTGTAGTTGTAGTACCTTCAGCTTGATTTGTAGATTCTGCAGACTTTTGTGTAGCCTCAGACTCTGGAGTATTTTTAGCTACTTCTTTAGATGCTTCTTGATTTACTGTTTTTGCAGCTTCATTAATTATAGTTCCTTTTGTAGTAACTTTTTTTGTTGTACCAGGTACTCCAGAATACCCTGCACCATATCCATAAAATGCACCAGGATATGCACCATTAGCTCCACCAGGTAATGTTGGAGGTCCAAAAGTTACAGTATATTCTTTTGGTCTACCAAACAATCTACCAGATCTTCTTACATCAATTGATTCAATAGGCATCATAGGATTCATAAAACCTCTACGTTGCATAAAGCCCATGTTTGGTGCTTGCTGATTTCTATCTCTAAGTCTTTGTAAAAAACCACCGCGCTGTGCCATAGCAATTTGATTCATATCTTCATTAAAGATATTACCAGTAGCATTAGAAAATGCTTCAAGATGGTGCATGGGATTTTCAACATCTTGTTCCATTCCACCCATCTGCATCATTTGATCAAACTGTTGTTCAGCTTGTTCTCTTAATAAAGATTCTGTAGCATTATTTTTGAGTATACCAACAAAACCTTTAAGCTTTGCTGTTCTATAATTTTGACCTGTAGCGTCTGCTTCTGATTCTTCAGATACAGCATCTCCACCCATCTGCTTTCTATTTGCTTTTAGAATAGCATTAACATAAGTTTTCTTTTCTTTCTTATAACCACCGTACTTAGCCATTTGTGGTTCTTCCGGCATTTCTGTATATGAACTATCAACTTCTTGTTGTGTAGGATTCATATACATCTGATCACTAAAAGCAATTTGTGCAGCTGGGTTTTGTGGATCCCAAAAGTTATACATATCAGAAGGAAGATAAGCAGAAACATCTGGAAGAGTAACTGGATACTCATCACCAAAATCTTCACTTACATCACCACCCATTTGAAACATGCCTTCAACATCACCTTCCATAACAGCTTCATCTGAATCATCATTTAAAGCATCTTGATAAGCAATATCATTATTAGAAGGACCTTCTTCCTCTTCTTGTTTTTCAACAGTTTCTAGATTGCCTGAAGGATCTGGAGGAGTAGCTTCTTCTTCAACAGATTCTTCTTCTACTTCTTCTTCTCTATTATTAATTTGTGCTCTTACACCTTCAAAGAATTGGTCTGCTGTTTGAAAATCTAAACCTACAATATTTGTAAGTTTAGCCATAGTTTCTTCCTTTGGTCTACCATTAGTAATATCCATAGCAATCATATTGATTACTTGATCCTGGTCCATTTGCTGACCTTCTTGACCTTGTTGATCCCCTGGATAACTCATTTGTTCCATAGTAGGTTGACCACCCATCTGAGCTTTTTGCATAAATTTAGCAAGGTTGCTCATATAGGCACCTTGGCCATTTTCTGCTTTATATACTTTGACTCTTTTTTTCATTACGTTGGGTATATACTAAATATAATAAATTTTATTTTAAGCTATAAACTTTATAGGTTTAATCCAGATCCTCAATAATATAACCACCTCTTCTAAACTGTTCAATTTCTGAATCTGTTAGTTCCATGTATATACCACCACCTTGACTATATTTTTTTGATGCGCTAGGTACTGCAGATTTATTTAATATTGCAGATCTACTACCATCTTTATCTTCTATCTTAACAAATTGATTTCCTGTTTGTGAACCAAGATTAATATACCAGTTTCCTTTGTCATCTTTTTTATACATTGCACCAGGTCTACCAGCATAAGTATAAATAGTTTTGCTAGGACCTTGTGCTATATATGAAGCAGCATCAAAAGACTTAGGACCTCTTTGGTTATAAATTGGATTTATAGCTGTAGACTCCGCAACTGTAGGAAGTTTTCTAGCAGTGTCAGCTTTTACAGTTTGATATTTTTGTTCTTCTGCAAAAACCTTCTTTCTATTTTCTTCAACTTTCTTAGCTCTTATAGCTGCTTGTTGTTGTTGAAGTTTTGCTAATTCTGGATCAATAGATTTACCTTCTGTAACACCAATTAAATTTGCTGCTGAATTTAAAGCATTATCACTATAGTCTATATCTAAGTCATTTAAAAACTTCTGATACTTTTCTCTTGACTCCCATCCTGAACCTGATTGCCATGATTTTGCAAGAATATAAGATGCAGGTATCTTACCTTTATATAAATTAGTCTTAGAATCAAAGTCTGGATTTTCTTTTAGTTTTTTATAGTTATCAAGAAGTATTAATGTGCCTGCTAATGTTTGTGCATCAATATTGTTACTGGTAATATCATCTACTTCAACACCTAACTTTTGTAATTTTTTACCTAATGGATTTAATGCACCATCTTTATTTTTAAAGTTGTAGTTAGGTTTCATTTGATAATAACCTACACTAGCTTCATCTCCTTCAAAGTTACCATATCCTAAATAATTTTTTACTACAGTTGCTGCAGCTTCTTTTGGTAATCTTGACCATGACTCTCCGGACTCAGATTCATTTTGCATAATCCCTCCAATAAGAATCTGTCCAACATAGTTAGCATCATCTTGAGAGTATCCTAAATTCTTAAACTGTCCTACTGCATTATTAAATGTTTTAGTTGCTTGGGTTTGTACTTCAGTAGCTCCTTGCTTAGGTACTAACTTTTTGTTAGGATCAACAGGAGTATAGTATGGAGAATTCTGAAGACCAGAAAAGTCTACATCTTTAAGATTAGGTGATCTTACAATAGAAGATACTTTATATGTAAAGATGTTTTTATCATGATCATCTAAAGTAATTGGCTCATCTATTCTTTTAATAAAAGCTTTACCAGTTTCAGAACCATGCCATATCAATGGGGTACCGTCTTTATCTTTACCTACAACAAAACCTAAATGTTCTATCTGTTCATTTTGTAATCCATCTTTGGTTTGTGCAGCAAACTTACCACTAGATGCAGTATCAGTTCTATTAAGTTGTACGTAATCCCCTACTTGTAATTTAGAGTAAACTTCTTTTGGAACTTTACCCATTTCTTTATAGTTTTTAGAACTACTATCATAAACAAGGTCTCCTCCTTTATTGAGTATATCTGATTTATTAAACCATGCGTCATTAGCCCATAATGATCCATCTGCAAGATTACCCAAAAGGTTTTCCATTTTTATACTAACATTGGCTGAACAACCCTTATCTTTAGTGCAAATTTCTTGTCCATACCCTTGCATTACAGGAAGATAGCCTTCTGGAAGATTTCTATTTACAGTATAATTTAAAGTAGGTTTTGTAGTTGTCTTAGGTACTTTAACTGCTTCTGGTGGAACATTGGCTTTAAAAGCATCATATGCAAGTTTAGTTCTATTACCCATTACACCATCTATACCATCTTTATTAGGACCGTAGTTACCTAAATCATATCCTGCCTCTTTAAGCTTAGTTTGTATTTCTAAAACTTTTGGATCTCCAGATGCGGGTTGAGTAGTAGGTTGTATAGGTTGTGTTGTTACTGGAGCAACTGGTACTGAAGCAGAAGCCTCTTGAAATATATTTTGCTTAATGGCTTGTAAAGGCTTACCTTGTGCTTCAATCCAATCTTGTGCACCAGCTCTTCTCGTTAAATACTTGTCACCTTCTTTCATATAATCCCAACCTTGTTGAGATATAATATCACCACCTTCTTGAAGTTTTTTAGTCTTATTGTTTTGATAATCTGATAATCTTTCTCCGGGAGTAATATATGCTCCTGCACCCGGTCCCCCAATTCCTGGTCCTGGATCACCATATTTTTCCCAATCTAAACCTTCTTGTTCATATT